TTGCTTTAATCAGATTTACATTTATGTGTGATGAGGAGGACTTGAATGAACATGTTGGGTTTATTAAACAATTAATTCTGGATTATCCAATAAACGATGATAACCCTCACTTGAATTATGAATTTACCAGATATGTTATATCAGTGGTTGAAAAGATTCATGATGTAGATTTGGCAAAGAAAATGAATGTAAAGCTAATTGAAGGCTTTAATCATGACTATTTGCATTCTAATTTTGAAGGATTATATAGCATCTTGTTAGAAAAATATACAGATGAAATCTGGGACGATTTTGAATCTGCGTTTGTAAGTGATGAATATTTGGCTTTCTTTCTTCAGGTGAAAAAAGAGTTGGGATCAGGATTTGGTTTTGGTGCTGGTTCATTGTTCAAAGTTGGAAATGAAAGAATTAAGCAAATGTGTATCAAATATCCTAATGAAGCTCCTGTAAGAATTGCAGAAATGCTACCTGTATATGATAGAGATATTTGGGAATGTGATTCTTTCAGTGATATAATGATATGGATTTTAGATAATTACGGAACGCAAAAGATGGTTTTAGATGGCATTCATGCAAATATTCATTCCTTTGGCTGGACAGGCTCTGTTATAGGGTTGTTTAAGCATCATAAAATGTGTATGGAAAAATTGCTGAACCATAAAAGTTTAGAGGTAAGGAATTGGGCCTCTATGTGTATAAAGGAATTTGATTCTGAAATACAAAGAGAGACGCAGCAAGAAGACTATATGAGATTGCATTACAATTAATTTTTTTCAAATGAAGTTATATCATTATACAACAATAGATACTTTAGCGTTGATTCTAAAAAACAGAACAATACGCTTTAATCGGTTAGACAAGGTTGATGACTTGGAAGAAAAAGTCGTTTCTTGTGGAGTCAATTTAGCTCAATATATATTTGCTTCATGCTGGACAAAGGACGCAGAGGAAAGCATTCCATTGTGGAAAATGTATGCAGGAGTTACCAATGGAATTAGAATAGCCTTGGATGAGGATATGTTTCAGGCATATCTTATCCACGACTTAAACTTAAACAATGGCTTACATTCCGAAGGTAGCATAATATCTCTTATACCTCAAAAGGATATAGAAGCAAATGGCTATATGATAATGCCTGTGTATAAGAATATTAATAGCGATTTCTTTTATCGTGATATAGAATATGTTGATGATGTGCAAGAAAAAACATCCGATTTATTTAAAGATACAGGAAATGGGGTGAATATTGAGTTTGGTAAAGTTGGTCGATATAAAAATATGCGTTGGGCTTTTCAAAAGGAAAGTCGTTTTGTATTGAATGTATTTCCTTTTAACCCATTACATGTTCCTTCAGATATGATGGATTTTGTAGGAGATATCACTTCTGACTGTTATAAAGTGAATAAGCAACTTCCATTCGAGTATTATGATATGAAATTACAAGATGCTGTTGTAGACAATATTGAAATCACGCTGAGCCCATCTATGAGTGAAAGTAACCGAATTATTGTAGAAGCCTTGTGTAAGCAGTTTACAAAGAATGGCATTGTAAAAGAAAGCAACTTATCTGGATTGGTAAATCTGAAGTAGATAGATTATTATGTAACAAAACAATACCCAACACAAATCCTTTCTATGGCATCTCGACTTCGAGCCATTCACCTGGCACACCTTCTACGGTGAGCAATGCCCGCCATTCGTTACCGAAGAGAACAAGGAGGCATGGCGACGCTATCTGACAAAAATCATCAAGAAGCATCTGAAGGCTGAGGTGATGAATACACCTGAGTTCAGAGTTATTGAACTCCAGATAAGGGAAGAAAAGCTGTTGCACATAAAATGGGACGAGAAGAGGAAACGTTCCATGGAGAAGCAACGGTATCGCGCCAAGATGGAGCGACCGAGAATCAACTATATTCCGAAAGGGCTGAGCGTGGACTATGAAGAGGAATACTCCAAATATCTGATGCAGGAAGTAAGCTTTGAGCCAAGGGATAATGATGACTTCACGGCACAGCTGCGTCTGCTGGAACGATGGCACAAGAAATCCATTCCACAGATATTGGAGAAGAACAGACCAGATGCTGCGTATGCCATAGCCATGACGCTGTGCAAACATATACCACTGCCATCAACCGTGATGATATACAAGAATTGGTGGGCGAATACAAAAGACGTATCGGGAAACTGATATTCGACAGCTATCAAGCCCTGGTGGAAGCTGTCAAGTCGTGGAACTACGAGGAGAAACGCCAGGAGGTATGTCGGTTTATCGCTGAGAATGCAGGACAATACCAACATTATCGAGGGATGAAGAAGAGATTGATGGACTTGATGCCAGAGATGTATTTTGACGGTGAGCCTGTGGCAGTAGTTCGTGAGCCGAATGACTTCGAGATATAGAGTTATCGTTTGTCAACAACACAAACTTCACTAACAATGAAACAGAACATAAAGAGAAAAGCACCTGTACTTTTACCTGTGTTCACAACCAGTGTGCCTTTAGATTTTCCGTCTGAAGGCACGTTTGCGTTCAACCGGAAAACGCATAAGAAGTAGGAGGTAACGGTGAGAATCAATGAGCACCAGTACTTCAACATGAACTTCCTAAACCATGGCGGATATATCATGGCATGCTGCAAATGGGCGCATGTGTTGGATTTCACGGAGAATGGGCTAGACCGCATACAGATGATGATCAAGCGTCATTTCCAGAAGGTATTCTGAGAGGAACACAGTATGGTAATCATCCAAGAACAAAATATGCCTTGAAGATTCATAGTATCATCGAGGAATTGATGAATAAAGATTGGTGTAAAGTTAACAATAACATTAAATGATGAGGAATTAACAATGAAATTACGTACGGATTTTGTTACAAATAGTAGTTCTGTAAGCTATATAGTGACTATGAATTTAAATATCGTGAATTGCTTCTTGGATAACTTCAGAGAATTTAAAAACATGAAGGGTACCATTCGCATCGCAGAAGCATTGAAGAATTATCTTTTAGAAAATGGAACGGTAAGTTATCTTCATGAGCATGAGATTTATTCTTGCTTAATGCAGTTTAATGACGATGATGAAAGTGCTGTCTCAAAAGAAATGTTGGAAATGAATGGTGACAATACTGATCCTTTGAAGATGAACGAGGCTGATCTTTTTGCTTATATAAAAGGAGAACTTATACTTAATAGGAACATAAGTGATTTATTGAATGGCTTTGGGGCAACTCAAGTAGAACAGTATTAATTATGTTAGAAAGACATATTGCTGACTATCATTTTATAGCTGACCCGACAACAGGTATGACTATGCGATGGGGAACTACAATAAAGGATAATCCGACATGGGCTCCTGTACCAGAATTGGCAGATATATCTATATCCAATCATTGTTCAAAGGGATGTTCGTTTTGTTATAAAGATAGTTGCATTAATAATGAATTTCTTAGTGTAGAGGATTATTGCCGCATATTAGACTCTATGAATCATCCTCAATATGGCAATGTTTTTCAAGTCGCCTTAGGTGGTGGGGAACCTCTTGAACATCCAGATTTCCTAGAAATCATAGCAGAAACTTGTCGACGTTCAATAGTTCCCAACTTTACGACTAATGGAATGCAATTAACTCCTAAGATTTGCGGTAGCTTATCTGGAAAAATAGGTGCTGTGGCTTTGTCTGTAAGCTCTATGGCTGATTTAGAAAAGAAGAAACTTGCTTTTCTAATAGATGCAGGAATCAAGACAAATATCCATTATGTGTTGTCTAAGAATAATTTAGAAGAAGCGTGTAAGATTCTGCGAGGATGTTATAATGAGATGCTAAATGGTATAAATGCCATTATTTTTTTGACTTATAAACCTGCTGGTAGAGCAAATGCAAAAGATGTTATTCAAGATAGCAAGTCTTTTCGTGCTTTCTTGTCTCTTGTTGACGAAACGTCTATTGCCAGACATCGTTTTGGCTTTGATGCTTGCTTTGTACCTATGTTGTTAAAATTTTCACATATAAATCCTTTATTTATCGATACATGTGAAGGTGCTTTCTTTTCAGTTTACATAGACCATAAAATGAATGTATCTCCATGTTCCTTCAGTGCAGGAAAGGATTCTTATAGCTTGAAAGATTTTGCTTTCTATGATATTTGGAACCATAAGTTTAACTCCTATCGAATAAAGTGGAAATCTAACTGCTCTGTGGACTGTATGCATAAAAGTTTATGTCATGGGAACTGTCCCTATTACCCACAAATAACGATTTGTCATGAGTGAAATTATAAATTGGGCATTTTTGAAAAACCATGGAGATGAGAGATTGGAGTTTGAGCACTTTTGTTTCCATGTTGCTTCTTGTATGTTTGAAGATTATGGAAAAATTGAGTATTTCTATAATACACCAGGTTCTGAGTTTTATATTGAACTAAAAAAGCCACTAACTTTTGGAGGTAAAACTTATAATCAAGGTGAAGTCTTAGGATGGCAAGCCAAGTATTGGAGAGGAGCAAAAGATGATAGCAATTCTCCTTTGGATGCAGACCACAAGAAAGAACTTCGAAAGGGTTTTGAAGTTTCAATGTCATATCGTCCCAATTTAAAACTATGGATAGTTTGTACACCAGGTAGTTTTGTCCAAAAAGAGTGGGATAAATTGGTTGCCGATTTGAGAACAATCAATTGTTCTTGTGATTTTGCGAGCTGGCATAGAGAGATATTTGAGGACTTTTACTTAAAGAATTCATCCCAATTTAATGGAATTTTCAAATACTATTTTGGCGAGAAGTTTATTGGACTAAATACACTCTTTGAAATTTCATGCACTACGTTGGAAGTACTCAAACGTAAATATGATGTTGAACTTCATACGGCTAGTGATTTTGAAAGTTCCCTGTTAAGTGTTGTTGACGAGAATGTTGCCAGTCAAAAAATCAAGGGTTTTATTTCTCGACTGAAAAAGCATGCTGATAATGATAGGAAGATGCCTATTTTAAATACTTATGATTGGGGATACAGTAAATTATCAAACCGATTTATTAATTATTACCAAGAAGATTTTGTACTTCGTTATCGGCTAATAGATAAAATATACTCCCTATATTATAATAGGGACAACATTGTATCTAAAGCAGAAGAGTTACTTTCTCTGATAGATGATTATTGTAATAACAGACAAATTCGTGTTCAAATAGTTAATGAAGAATTCCAACAAATATATTCTCAGGGACATGATGAATATGGAGGATTGAATGACTATCTGACAGAATTGGCACGAAGAGCGAGAGTTTTAGAGAGCGTTTTGACTAAAGATGACGATTTCTCTAAAGAAAACCTGTCTTCTTTCCTCCTATTGTTAAGTAGAAAATATTTCCAGGTTTTTGCAAAGCCAGGGTATGGAAAGACTCATTTAGCGTGTTCTCTGACAGATAATATGCTGAAAAGAAATAAGCCAGTCTTGTTTTTCATGGGAAGCTCTTTCCGAAATTGTGACAGTTTCCAATCTCTCGTATTAGAAAGATTAGGCCTTAATGGTAGTATGTCATTTTCTGATATGCTTGACTGTTTGGACTTCTTGGCCAGAGTTCATCATTGTAAGTTGCCTATTATAATTGATGGTTTAAATGAAACTGCGCCAAACGAAGAAAGATGGAAGGAAGAGCTACCAGCATTAAAAGTTCTGTTGGATAAGCATTCTCACTTGCTTCTTGTGACAACGTGCCGTGATAAGACCGATTACTTACAAGCTATATATGGGGTGGATAATTATACAGAGGTAGAAAACCATATATTACTAAATGGGTTGGTAAAGGAGGATTTGGAAGTAACCGTGGATAAATATTTCAGTAAATATGAAATACGAAATGCTACTGTTGAAGATTTTGGAGCTTTTGAAAATCCATTGTTGCTTAAAATCTTTTGTATTACGAACAAAAACAAAAGTAATATCGTAGTCAACAACTATTCTTTAGTTTCATGTATGGATGATTATAGTAATCAACTATTATCAAATATATCCATGCATAAAGGTAAAATAGACAAACTGGCAAAGCATAAATTAGAAAAAAATCTCCATAGAGCATCTTATATTCTTTTTGAAAACGATACTCGCTATTTGGATTTTTATAATCAATTTGCAAAAATATTTGATGACAAAGTCTACGATCTAATAAACGAAGGTTTGTGCTTTACTTTTGAAAAAAACAATGGTGAAGAACAAGTACAGTACACTTATGATATGGTTGCAGGTTTTCATATAGCAAAAAGTATACTGCATAGGTGTGGTGAGGAGGAAGATTTCAAGTCGTTTATTGATAGTAATAAAGGTAAGTTCTTCGGAGACAAACGTCATACATTGGCAGAAGATATAATAAAAAGTCTTTTCTACCTTGTACCTATACATTATCACAAAGAATGGTTCGAAATTATGCCAAATCCAGAGGTTATAAATGCAGCTATAGATAATTTGGATATATTTCTCACTTCTGATAATGGACGAAAATCGTTTGTCAATATTTTAACAGAAACAGAGTGTACGACAAAAATAATAGAACATCTATTTAACGCTTTGTATGAAAAGGTGTCTACTTATAATATAGGTTATATTTCTTCATTTCTTCCATTTTTTACGAAACAGAATGGAAGCATATTGGACCAATATTGGAACAGCAAGTATGCAACTTATGATGTTATGCAAGAAGCATATTCCATATTGCATGACAGATATGTTTCAAATAAATTCAAAAATGCTGATTTGCTGGCATTTGCATTGCTTATGTGCGGCATCACTGATATTGAATATAGAGAGAATTTTTGCAAACAAGCATTTTTGATAATAAAGAAGAATAATGATGAAGGTTTGCGCATTTGCTCATTATTGCTAAATACAAGTGATCCATTTGTCCGTGAGGCTGTTATATCAGTTGTTACAGGCTTAGGGCTGCACTCAAAAGATTGGAAAACATTAAAGAAGTGTATCGACATATTGGAAAAATATTTACAGAATCATACCACTACCAATGTTGTACTATTGGATGATTTGGAGACGCTTTATAGCTATGCTGAAGTAACTTTCCGTCAACTGCACAATAGAGAATTGCTCTATAAGTACGCAGATGTGAAATGGTCAGATAAAATAGAAAAAAAGTGGGCGTTGTTTTCTGTTTTTGATTATGACAAATCTTATATAAGACCACTCTTTATACCAGATTATTGCCATAAGACATATTATACTTCTAGCCAGATTTATGGTATGTTGCAAAATATGGCAGAGTGTTTAGGCTATGACCAAGATGTTTGTTCAATGTTACAAAACGAAGAATACGAAAAAGTTAGTTACCGTAGACAACTCAAAGATAATTATGCATTTAAATATGGGCAGGCTGCATTGTATGAGCTTTATGGGTGGTTATTGCTGAATGGTAAACTTGAAAATGAGTATGTTGGTACTTTTCGTACACCTCTCGTAAGAATAGATCCGTCATTTCCAATTGTACTGCAAAAGAGAAACCTATTCACTGTTTTTTTATTGCCTCAAAGAAATGAAGATTTGGGAAACTGGATTAAAGCAAATGTGTCAGATTGGCAAGCCAGCCTAATTATGACAAAACTTCCAAATAGAGATGGTGACTGGATTTTGCTTTATGGAACTTGTTACCAGATGATGAGTGAAAAAAATGCAAATATATATTTGGAATGGAATTCTTTTCTTGTGCCAAAAGATATATCCCCTGATGAAGTTGATTTAGAATTTGCAGAATTCACCAGGGAGTATGACCATGCCTTTTTAGAGGAATTATCATGGCGTGAACTAATAAATACACAGACGAAACATACAGAAGATAATGTTAGTATTCTTGTTGAATACAGTTTCTCTGAATGGAATACAAAAAGGTTCAAATACAAAAGTTTTGTTTGCCTCTCTTCTGAAATATGTCAAATGTTAGAACTGACATTTGATGTGGATAGACTGGCATATACTTTCGCCAATGAAGATGTGTCTACCAGTTTTATATGTGACGACAGTATGTTTTTCTTTTTGCGTAAAGATGTTGTTGATAAACTTTTAGAGATGAAAAAATCATATCTTTACATTCAAATGGAAGAACACCGCTCTATCATAGGTAAGTTGCCAGATACTATAGAAGAACCTGAAATACGTTATAATCATAAGGTTAGCCATAAATCTTATTCTGCCATTCCAATTAAAAATTCTATTGGTGAATAGAGGGCTTTTCGCTATGTTTTCAATATTTCATTCTAACTATAAACAAATATCATTTGCTATTTGGTGAGTTTTATGAAGGAAATCAAGCTATTAGATTACCAAGAAGATATGAAATCACGGATAGAGAAAGCGTTGCGCCTTCATCAATCCGTGATGGCGCAAATGCCGACGGGAACAGGCAAGACCTATCTGTTGACGGCGGTCATTGATTCTTTTGTCAAAGCCAATCCAAATATGAAAGTTTGGATTATTGCACACCGTATAGAATTGTTTTCGCAAATAGAGGAAACCATAAAGAAGTTCTATTCTTATTCTGCATCAGAAAACGACTCACTATTGGTTTCTGTAAAAGCCATGTCTATCCAATGGCTATCTCGGCATTATGATGAGATTGAGGAAGAGCCTGGGATGATTGTTATTGACGAGGCACATCATGCGCTCGCCAAGACATATAAAGAGATGTGGGAGAGATTCCTGAAAGCTAAGTTCTTGGGGTTGACAGCTACGCCTTGCCGATTGAACGGCAAGGGATTTATGGACTTGTTTGACGTGTTGGTGCAGTCGTGGGGCGTTCTTGAGTTTATCAGTAAGGGAAGATTGGCGACATACGATTTCGTTAGTATCTGAAAGAGGGTGATTGGTGTTATATAAGGAATATACCGGGACTAAAGCACAAGGCATTAAGACAATGGGAAATTGTGGCAGACGACAACATCTGTGTCATTAACAATGAGTTCCTTTTTGTAAAAGAAGAGCCTCGTATTCGGTTCAAGATTTGCATGAGGACGGACGACTTCACTTACTTTGTGGTGAAGGAAGACGATGAATACAATGAAATGGATAACCAAGAAGAAATCTAAATCACCCAATTTGAAAGTGAAGATGTGAAAATAATGTACAAAGATGGAAGACCATATACGTTTTGGGTGCCATGACATGGATATATATGAAATGAAAAAATCCATGGGCTTTGATATAAAATAGTAAAATACAGAAGACGAAAGCAGACCGATGTGAACAAATGATTCATGTCGGTCTGCTTCGTTTTATTGCGATGCGACAAACACAAGTATTACCTATGTTACTCATATTACTAATATTTACCGTCCTCGCTTTCGCTTATGTGTCGCAGGACGCATCATTGCAGCCGATTGGGCAATGCAGCGCCGCCACCAATGTTCATCATCTTCATCCTTGTCACGTCCCCAACCAGTACCTGGTGAGCTGCCTCCACCACAAGATTGTGCATAAGTAGTTGTCTCACGGATATAGCCGAGAACCAAGAGCATGGTACAGTTGATTACGTTGTCAGCATCTTGTTGTAAGTCCAAAGGATGTTTTTCTGAATTGCCGTAGCTTTCAAATCATTGTCCTCACCAAGACTTTTAAGCATTTCACGATGCTCCTCCCTCATTTCCGCAAGTCTGGCTTTCGCTTCATTGATAGTATCATTGGCATCGTCAAGCATCTTGTATCGTGCTGCCAATTTCTCGTTTATGTCATCAATCTCCTTGCGTAATTGTGCCATCTTGTTAGCCAGTTTGTCATTGTCAGCACCTGACTGACCAAATTGTTTTGCAATCTGGTCAATTTGAGTTTGTATATCATCTTTCCGGGCTTGAAGATTGGCTATCATGGTAGAAATACCTTTCAGTTTGATTTCTGCACGGTGAATTTGCTTCAACATGTCTTCCCTCGTAGACTGGAGGTTGCATACCAATTAAGCGAATGGGTATTCTTTTCCATAAATGCAGTTTTTAAGAATGAGGCAACATTTCTATTTGTTCAATATCGGTAGGTTTCACATGAGCTTTTTGAGTTTTACCTTTACGATGTTTTGCTTTGGAAGGGAAACAACAGGCAGCTTCAAGAATAAACGCTAATGTTACTGCCACCGAAAGCAGATGTGGAATAAACGAAAGTTCAATGGTAGTGAAGGCAAGAACCATAACAATCAAGCGTGACTTTCTTATTGTCTGAAGCAGTATCATGTTCTTCTTAGAAGCAAGCGAGAAGAATACATAGATTGATGAAAGCATGATGCCTTTCTCCAAGGGGAACAAAGCGTAATACACCAGGTGAAACAAGATAAGTGCAAGACACAGCAATCGTGCCGTGAACAACCTGAAGTTTTCTGAGTAAGCCATACCGAGCCATGCTCTTCTGAATTTTCTGTTAGTGTATAGCCTTGCAGGAAACAGAAACAGGAATGTTAAAAATATTATAAGCTTTATGATTATCTTTGCAGACAACATTGCTTAGCAATACGGATAATATGAACTATATCGGTTATATAAATAAGGCTCAATACTTTGAGCATACAACAGAAATCATCAATTTGATGAAAGGTCATGGGTGTGTTAATATTTACATTGAAGAGACCAAAGACAAGAAACGTATTGAGTGGTGTAAGTTCATTGACAGTCTTTCAAATGGAGACAGTGCGGTGTTTGCGTCATTCGACAATGTGTTAGCCGGTTATAGTGTAAAGGAAATCATGGAGAGGACTGGCTACCGTGGAAAAAGTAACATATATAGGATATTGCACCAATATGATATAAAGATGGAATATCCATCCATGTCGAGAACCGCTAACAAGGTTAGGGAGAAATCAATCTAAAATAGTCATTTCCCTTACTTTATATCCCATACATAGGAATGTTGGTTATCCAACAATCTCCAATGTCAAGGGTGGGTGTAAAACAGTCAGCAGCTACAGTGTGACATTAGAATTGTGTTGTCAACCAAAAAGCAGCAACATGAAGGTCGGTTCATATCGATCTTCGCTTGATGCTCTGCCGATTGACAATTCAATTCGTCACACGTTCTGCGGAACAATGCTCCTCTCTTGACTGTTTACAGACAAGAATGGTGCTTTGTTCATCAAGCAGAATAGCTGCCGTCTGTTTTACAGGGTGGGTAAGTCTTTAAGAACCTCTTTTATTTCGTGGAACTTGAAGAAGTTTTATATAAAGGGTGGGGAACTGTGAAGTGTTGCGAGTGGCAAGACCAAATGTCCAAACAAAGTGAGTGGCAATTCTAAGCACAAGTCTTCTAAGCGTAAGCCTTGATAGATTGTGTTTAGAATTGCCACTTTCTTTGTATTTGGTCCTTGGCAAACAGTCATGGCAGCCTAATAGCAACTTGTTGCCATCGGGCTGTGATGTATGTTTGCCAACCATCTCAGTAACACTTCGCAGTGGAGTGGGAAGCTTATAAAGGATAAAATGTAGCGTAGATACGTTGTGTATACAAGTTGTATCTTTGTATAAAGTGTTGACACTCATTGCATTTGTGAGAATAAGACTCCGAGAGATACAACGCTACAAGAAAAAAGGCCATTTTATTTGCACACAGCAATCATCTATTGCCCTGTGAAGGCAATAAACGATTGCATAAATAGTGGTTTGAGGATTTTTAATCATCTTCACCATAAGTAAGATTACCTTCAAAATTGAGAGTTACTTGTTGAACGCCATGCTTCTGTATGTACTTATTGGTCGTGGAAATATCGCTATGCCGAGCCTGATCTCTGGCAACGACCACACCTTGTGCATTTGCCAAGTCTCTTATGCCAGAGTCTTTCAGACTGTAGAACTGATAGCAATCATCCCAATTAAGGGCTTTTCGCATAGCCTTCCATCTAATATTAAACTGATATGCCCCGTATTTTTCCTTGCTGGGCTTAAATTTTGAGCCAAATAGGTAGAAGTCATTGGGATAATTGAATACGCCCAAGTCCAACATTAGCTTAATGACAATTTTATTCAAGCCGACTTCAGCATCTTTGTGATTCTTGCTGAATTCTTTTGATACAAAGACGGATTGTCTTTTGATGGAGATGTCGCCAATTTTTAGATTGCTCATTTCTCCTGGTCTAATGAGCGTGTAATACTGCATCAAGCAAGCGAGATAAAAAGGTTTGTCTACCTTATTTAGATGTGTTGCCATTTGCTTTAGCATTTGGGGTGACAAATCTTTGCGGAATTTTTCATGTTCTGGCATCACTCTTATATGTTCAACAGGGTTTGTCTTGATGTGCTTTCGCGCTATCAAGAACTCTGCCAAGCTATAAAGCCAACCAAGATAGTTGTTCCTTGTTCGTGGAGAACTCTTACGATCAAGGAAAATCCAATCAATAAAGTCTATACAAAACATGACATCAAATTGGTAAGCGTATTTTATTGGATTTGTCTGGACTGCAATGAAATCCTTCAATATGTTCACTTTGGAGGAATAGTTTTGGCGTGTTCGTTTTCTGTCCATGCGATCAACATATTCAGAATAACGTTCCAGGCAATTTTCAAAGAGAACAAATCCACGGCTTTCGTCATTAGTCAGCCAAGGATTCCAGCCCTGACAAAGCTGCTTTGTCAAAACTTCCATTATTTCAGCAGCTCTGTGTTTTTTCGCAGAGACACTGAGATTGTCTGTGATATAATATCGCTTGTGTCTCATTAGACCACGTGCCGGGTCGTAAGCTGAGAAGTCAACGAACCAACGCACTCCTTTGTGTAAAGTGGGAGGAGTGTAGCCCACAAGGTCTGAACTTTTACCTGTACAAAATTTTGAGCACATTTTTTAACATCTTTTAGAGCCATCATTCAGCTGGATTAAAGATGTTGGTCTTACTACTTGAAATTTTTTTGGCGCAGATTTGTCGCAGTATAAAACAAAAAATCGGTGTAACTTGTTGACTTTTCAACTCGTTACACCGATGTTAGTTGCGGAGGCAGGACTCGAACATGCGACCTCCAGGTTATGAGCCTGGCGAGCTACCAACTGCTCCACTCCGCGATATTAACCATTTGCGTTATTCAGAATGTTGTTGTGATGTCATTGCTGAATTGCGAGTGCAAAGGTATGGCTTTTTTGTTAAACCTCCAAATGTTTTGGCTACTTTTTAAATAAAAACTTTAAAAAAGTGCATTTCCGCCCCTTTTTCTTGGCTTTTTATGAGTTTTGCTCCGATTCTTCTTACCTTTGCATGAGCTAAAGTATACATATATAATAATGTAATGAGTAAGATTGGGGATATTTGTCTTTTGGAAGGAAGAGCTGAGGATAATGTAGTGAGGGGGCGGTTTGCTCCTTCGCCAACTGGACGCATGCACCTTGGTAATGTGTTTGCGGCGTTGTTGTCATGGCTGTCTGCCAAGTCGCAGGGCGGAAAGTGGCTGCTTCGCATTGAGGATATCGACCCGCAGCGGTCGCATCGCGAGTATGCAGAACTGATAATGGACGACCTGCGATGGCTCGGACTGGAGTGGGACGAGGGGCCTTTCTGGCAAAGCGAGCGTGGCGACATTTACGAACATTATCTGAAGGTGCTTGCCGATAAGGGAATGACTTATCCTTGCTATTGCACCCGTGCTGACATCCTCGCCACACAGGCACCGCATGAGAGCGACGGACGAGTGGTTTATAAGGGCACGTGCCGCAATCTGCCGCCCGACTCGCGACGCGGACCTGCCGCCATCCGTATGCGAGTGCCGGAGGAAGGAGAGGGCATTGTGACGTTCACGGACGGTCATTACGGACCGCAGACCGTCGACCTCACCTCGCAATGTGGCGACTTCATCGTGCGTCGCAAGGACGGGGCATGGGCTTATCAGCTCGCCGTGGTGGTGGACGATGCCTTGATGGGCGTCACGGAGGTGGTGCGTGGACGCGACCTGCTTCTTTCGTCGCCGCAGCAGATTTATCTCGCCGGTCAGCTTGGCTTCCGTTCGCCCCACTTCATCCATCATCCGCTGCTCTGCAACGAAGCCGGACAGCGACTTTCCAAGCGTGACCGCAGCTTGGACATGGCAGCGCTGCGTGAGCGTTATGCCCCGGAAGAGATAGTCGGAATGCTTGCCCGTGCCGCAGGATTGCAAGCCACGGACGCGCCGATAACTGCCGCAGACCTCCTTCCCGGCTTCTCCTGGAAGAAGATAGGAACGGCGGACCTGACATTCTAAGTTGTAGGAATAATAGGCTAAAAGGCAGGTTTTTGTTATCTAAAGTGGTAAAATCCGCCTCTTTTATTTGTCCGTATGGATTAATTGCAGTAATTTTGCACATAGCAAAAACTATGTGCAACGTAGTTGGCACTATATATATTAATAAGGTACAAAGAACAAACGCAGGTCATTATTCGTTATGTCAATATCAAAGACTCGACAAAAACTCGTTGACGTGGCAAGGCAGCTCTTCGCCAAGAACGGCATTGCCAACACCACGATGAACGACATCGCCGTGGCATCCGGAAAGGGTCGCCGTACGCTCTATACTTACTTCAACAGGAAGGAGGACGTGTATTCGGCTGTCATTGAGTCGGAGCTTGAGCGTCTTTCGGACAAGCTCGATGAGGTGGCGGCTATGAAGATGCGCCCGCAGGACAAGATTATAGAGCTTATCTACACCCACCTGAGCATGATACGCGAGACAGTGGTGCGCAACGGCAATCTTCGCGCCGAATTCTTCCGCAACATCTGGATGGTGGAGAAGGTGCGCAAGAAGTTTGACGAGGACGAGATTTCGATATTCCGCAAGGTGTATGCCGACGGAAAGGCGGACGGTGAGTTCGACATTGACGACATCGACCTCGTCGCTGACATCACCCACTATTGTATTAAAGGACTTGAGGTGCCGTTCATTTACGGCCGTCTCGGACACGGCATGACAGAGGAGGCGAGCAAGCCTCTTGTGGCTAAGGTGGTGTACGGTGCCTTGGGCAAACGCATTAATAATTAAATTTTTTAAATAAACAAGAAAATGGGATTACTGACTGGTGTCACGGCTCTAATAGCCAAACACCTGATAATCAGCCCTAAAATGGGGTTTTTCTACTGCGCCAAACCCCTAAAAATGGGTGAAATGTGGTGTGTTTTGGTAGGTTTAGGCGCAAAAATCAGCAAATTTTCAGCAAATTTTCAGTCTGACTTATGGCAAAATCTCGTTTTCGCTTAGATGTTCGTAGGGCCTTGAAAGATGGTACGTACCCGGTGCAAATTATAGTGGGGCACGGTACTAACATCTATCTTGGTACTGGTGTCTATGCCTCGGTAGGTGAGTGGGATGCCCGGACACAACAATATATCGGCAAAGGGGCACGGCGCATTAACGCCGCCCTTGTGTCTATGCTTGCAATGGTTACTAACCGCATCATGGAATTAAAGGAGACCGGGCAATGGCCGAAATTATCACGTAGGCAAATTAAACAAATGCTTACCGACTTGGAATTGGAAAAGCCCACTATTGATGTACCTACACTTAGTGACGTATTTTCGTCTATGTGTGAGGGGCGTGCCGATCGCACTAAGGGGATAACCAAAAGTGCATCGTTAAAGATACAGGCTTTTGGCTATGATCCGGCAAAGCTGCACTTTGAACAAATAACGACTACGTGGTTAGATGATTTCTATATGTCGATGTCTGGGCTATCCGTCAATACGAAAGCGGCATATATGAAAGCTATTAAGCGTGCGTTTAACTGGGCAATAGACCACGATATAACGACTAATGACCCTTTCAGGCACTACCATATTAAGATAGAAGAAACTCGTATGAGGGATTTGCCAATAGAGAAAATGAGGCAACTATTAGACTTGCCATTACAGGGGCTTTATCCTGAATATCGGGATTTGTTCATGCTTACCTTTTATCTGATAGGCATTAATACGGTTGATCTTGCCGACTGCACGTTAGATAGCATCGTTAATGGTCGCTTGGAATACCGCCGACACAAAACAAATAAGCTATATAGCATTAAGATTGAGCCGGAAGCAATGGAGATAATAAACCGCTATAAGGGCAAAAAGCACCTTATACGCTGCTTTGATAGGTACAAAGACTATAAAGCCTTACAGGGTAGCGTTAATAACGCTCTGGCTAAAATAGGCCCTGCCCGGTTGGATAATAACGGAAATTTCATACTTACCGGAAATAACCGAAAAGTGATGCAACCTTTGGAAAAGGGGCTATCTTTGTACTGGGCACGCTATTCCTGGGCTACGTATGCCGCCGACTTGGATATACCTAAAGATACTATTAGTGAGGCTTTGGGACACTCCCACGGCGCAAAGGTTACAGGTGTGTATATAAAGTACAATAGGGATAAAGTGGATGCCGCAAACCGCAAAGTTATAGATTACGTATTGGGTAAAGCAAATCGCCCGGGCTAACCTCTCGGTCGGCTCCGGGCTTGCACTATTCAGAAAACAGATTTTATTTTTTTCTTCGTAGATATAAGAATATAGCGTAAATAATCGCCGCTACACAACATAAAAAGCCGATATGGTAAATTGTACGCTGATACCATTTTAAGGCTTTCACGCCTTGTTTCTGTGGCTCTCTGTTGGCTTGTTTGTTGTCTCGGCTCTGCACCCCATTTGCTTGCAGCTTGTGGGTGTCGGTACTGTCCTTGCTCTGGGTGACGTTCTCGGCTTTCTTCTGGGCGGCTTTCTTGCCGTGTTGGTATGACTTCACGCCATCGGCTTTCAGGTTGCCCAAAGTGTCGATCGTGAGTGTGCCGCCGCTGTTGGCAAACTCGATATACCCCCAATCGCTAAAATACGTTAGCGTGGTTCGGTTGTCGGTTCTGATAGTACCTACGTGGATGCTATCGGTTACTAACTTGGTGGTGTCGGTTTCCTCTCTTGTAGTTGTGGATGATTCCGATACCGCCTTTTTTGTCGTCTTGCAGCCTATCAGCCCAAACAAGGCTAACAGGCACATACAGATAGTTATAAACTTCTTCATCGGCTCATTATTTAATGTCTTTGTACTCCTTAGTAGCGTCAAAACTTGGGCACGCCTTGGCCGCAAAGTCTCGGTGTCCGTGGATTGTAGCGTTAGGGTAACGGTGCTTTAACTCTGTAAGCAACTTTACCAAAGCCGCCTTTTGCTCCGGTGTTCGGGTGTCCTTTGGTGTCTTCCCATCGGATGCCAAACCACCCACATACACCACACCAATACTATTAGCGTTGTGTTTCAGGCAATGTGCCCCCACCTCGCTTTCTGGTCGGCCTGGTTCTACCGTTCCGTCCAAATCTACTACATGATGGTAGCCGATTCCGTTCCAACCTTTAGCCTTATGCCAACGGTCGATGTCTGCCGCCTTAAAGTTCTTGCCCTCGGCAGTTGCCGTACAATGTACGATGATCTCATTAATCTTTCTCATATTAATAACCATTTTGTGGGTCACGCTTAACGCAACCCTTAATTACACACTTATAGCGTTGTAAGTCTAATTCTAACTGCGCCTTTTCCTTGTTGAGTTGCAAAATATCTAAATTCTGCTTTCTCACTAAATCGGTCTGCTCTGCAAATCTTTGCTCTTTGTCTTTGAGTTGAGTTTGCAAAAAGTCCATAGCCTCACGCAAAACGTTAAATTCCACGTTGTCGGCCTCGGCTTCCTCCTTTCGGCGGTTGGTCTTTCGATTCATTACATATTTAATCATTTCCCAACCACCCAAAGCGGTAATAACCGATACTACTATTTCAATTATCTGCATGATGCTCGATGCTGTTAAGTTCGTAAATCATTTTGCCGTCTCGCTGCTCGGTCACTACTACATACCTTGTAAGTAGCAATCTAAATAAGTCCATATCTAACCTATCGGATGATAGGGTAATGGGGTCTTTATCAGTAGTCGCCATTTCTAATTCTCTGCATTGTTTTATACCTCAATTTATGTTTGTTCTTAATTGCCAATACCTCATAGTGCCCTTTGATGTACACATATTCTTTAAATACGTGTGGCTCGATCATGTTAAGCACTTTGCGACGTGTGGCGTACTCGTTGGTATGTCGTAGCAAACCTAAATATGAGTTGATGCTACATACTGCGTGTAATACCTGATGCTCGTTGTTTGCCTTATTTAGTCGTCTGACCGCTGCGACAAAGTTTGTTATTGTTCTGTTACAGGTATAGACACGTCCGGGTTTGACTATTGACCCGGTAAACTCCACGCCTTTGCTGTAATGTTGCAAATAAAACTTCTTCTCATTCAGTCGTAAACCTAACTTGGCTAATAGCTCACGTATCTTAGGCATTAACGCCAATAGCTTTTCTTTGTCCTTATGGATGCAATAGAAGTCGTCCACATACCTGCCATGATGTTTTATACCCTCATTCTCGATATACCAATCAAGCGTATTAAGTAAGAAGTTTGCGAATATCTGGGCAAATAGGTTGCCGATGGCTACGCCCTTGCCCTCACCATTTGTAAATAGTGATTTGTTCTTATCCAACTTCTCCCAATAGCTCAAAGGGCTGTGCCGTTCACAATTCTTTTCCGGGCTGTGTAAAATAACGACACGGCAAAGGTAGCGCAAATCGTCTATGTCTTCGCCCTTGTAGTACCTGACTATAAAACGATCTACCATTTCAGACAATAACTTTTTGTCGATGCTCATAAAGAAACCTTTTAAGTCAAGTTTCATAATGTGGCAATCTTCCGTATAATTATTGCTGCACTGCCTTATATCTTCTTTCAGTGTATTAATACCATAAAGCTGCCCTTTGCCTTTCCTACAATTAAATGTACGCTCGCTAAATATTTCCTCAAATAGTGGCGTTAGGCGCAAAGCTATGTAGTGGTGTACGATTCTATCCTCAAAGGATGCTGCAAATACCTCTCTGTATCTTGGGCGTGTTACGACAAAGCAAATAGACTTACCCGGTTGATACGTTCGGTTATTGATTCTATCACGCAAAGCAATCAAACGGCTTTCGTAGTCCATTTCGTAAACTACTGCACTTGCTGTTCGTCTCTTGCTATGACGGCAATCAAAGTAAGCATCTAAAAGCCACTCTGTCGTTACCATTGTATATTATCATTTGTCACGTTTCTGTCTTCTGTAAATAGTGCTGACACTGCCCTAACTCTGTTCGTGTTGCTGGCCTTAGTGTTCCAATTGTTCGTATTACCGTCGTTGAGGTTCAGATTCCATGCGTTGGTAGCACTGTTCTCGGTGGCCGCAATCTGTGGTCTATTATCTTGTTCTTAGCCGTAAATGACGGCATAAACCCCATTTATTACGGAAAACTGCGCTCTCGGTCTGTCGTAACATTCCGATTCTGGCTACAAAGCGTATTAACTACTTTGTTTTTCCACGCTGACGATTGTTTACCTATTTCGTCCATTAACTCGATGATACTTGCAAACTTTCCTCTGCCTTTTATCCACTCCCTTTCTCCGGCAATTCTCATTAGCGTTTTCATTGTCTCAAACTCTGCCTGAAACTCGGTTAGGTGCTTTACTGTCTCGGCTTTGTCTTTATTGATGTACGCCGCCGCTATCTCCTGCATCAGATTAACGCCAATTTCTTGCAGCTTTGCCCCGATGGTGAATTTGTAGGCACGTGGGAAATTGGGTACTATATCCAAAATGATGTCTAACAACTTGCGTGCATCTAAATAAATCTTTGTACTTGAAACTAATTTTACCGCCATTGCTTGTTTATTAAATTGCCTTATAATGGTACGGCTTTCGCCGTACCTAAAGGTTAAAGACTAAGAAATTAAGAATTAAACAATAAATGCTGACACTGCCCTAACTCTGCCCGCGTTGCTGGCCTTAGTGCCCCAATAGCCCGTACCGACGTAGAGGCCCAGAATCCATGCGCTGGTAGCACTGGTCTCGGTAGAAGTCCAATACCAATCTTCAACTAACTGGGTGGCTCCGGTAATCAGGGACAAAGCATAATTGATTTTTGTCATGTTGGCGTAAATCATAAACATTTCGCCAAACGATGGCAACCACCATTTACCTGCTGTCAAACCCTTGCCGTTAGCGTTTGCACGGCTATACAGATTGCAGTAGCCCGGTGCATACTGTGCCGTATTGGTGATTGCATCGGCTTTGCTTGCCTTGATTGTGGCCGCCGTGTTCGCCTTACCGTTCCAATCATTCATCGCTGTGACACGATCGGTTGTTGTCGTACCGCCTCCGCTGATAGCTGCGCTACTCCACGTTAGTTTAGAAGTTGATTCGGTAGGGGCTACGACTAAGATTTTGCCGCCCTCAACTACCACTACGCCGTCGGCAATTTCTCCGCTGTTCTGTAACGATGTCCACTTATGAGGCTTAACCATGAGTGGGTAATCATCGCTCTTACGATGATACATGATAAAGATACCATCGTATAAGCCGTTAAGGTTCATACCTGCCAACAAAGCGGTTTTGAGGTTCGCCAATGAGATAAGCGTAACCTTTCCGTTTGCGTCCGTTACCGGGATTTTCTGATCTGTGTTGATGGTGGTTACTGTTGCCTGACCACTCAACTTTTTTGTTTTCTTTACTGCCATAATTACTACTATTTTAATATGTCAAAATCTGATCCATTATAAATTATAAAATCAAAGCTGCCATCGTTTCGGGATGCGTCGTCCGATACTGATACCTCAAAGTAACCGCTACCCAATGAGTGCATAGTGGCTTTTACTGCGCTACTTGCTCCATAACAAACACCTCGCCCGGTTAGGATCACACGGCAATTACTTGTATAAGCAAACCACGTACTCGGAAAATATACCCGGTATAGTCCTTCAGATTGTCGGGACACCGTTAGTTTGCTACCATCAAACGTATTGCTTGTTATTGATGTGTTGCTACTACTATTTCCACCCGATACCGTGCCAAATGCCAAAGCCTTTAAACAATGCCCATACTTTTGACTTGCCATTAAGTCAATGCGATTTAGCACAATCCAACCGTAGAACTCCGTAGTAGTGCCGTAGCCTATCATTTCCACAATTTCACGGCTAACTTTTAACTCGCTTTTTTGGATTCCATCCTCAAAGAAGTATTTGCCATTTGGCGCACTAATAGCGGCTTGACCCTGTGCCATTGTACTGCCCCATTTGTAGTTTACAATGGTTAGTCGTCTTCCATTTTGGCTTACGTCCCACGGCATAGAATAGGCATCTAACCAACCGCCGCCGCTACTAAGCATAGCCACATTATCGCTGTAATCAACATCAAAGCTACCATTAGCCAAATTGAACGGATTTCGTATTGAGCCGATAACTTTTACATTTGTGAACGTGCCATTTGTGAACGTACCGCTATTGCAAGTAACGTTGCCGTCTTTCGCCTGAAAGATGATGTTACCGTTAGCGTCTTTCATGTCGATAGCCTCAACGCCTAAATTTTTGACTAAAGCATACTGCGCTAACAGTATCTTTGTAGCCACCATTTCAAATTTGTCGGCTAACTTCCAAAGTCCGCTATTGGTATCGGTTGCACTTCCTGGGCTATTGTTTGCGGTCTTGGTATGCGATTTGATGCAAGAATAATAGTTATTGCCATACAAAACTATGTCCTTGTATTCCTCGCCGCTTGCACCTGATTGGAACACATAGCCTACGGCGCAATCGCTCCACGCTTGTGGGCCTCGTAGTGCCGGGCCTCTGTCGCCTTTGGCTCCAGTCTGCCCATCGGCTACGGTATTTATCTTTATATTTCGGGTAAAGGTTTTGTTTCCAACCTTAATTGTTACTCTGATGCTCGTATTAGGGGCCTTGTTAGCCTCTATCGAAATATCGTATGTATAGACGTTTCCGCTTAGACTGCCTTTGTAAGAAAACCCCGATACCATAGTAGCCAACCCCGAACAACTAAAACCATCGTCTCCGTATGATAGGGCGGTATCACCTCTATATACTTTAATATTGACTTTATAGGTTGATTTGGTTGTGGCTTTCTTGTGCAAAATGTTCTCCGGCGATATATCAATGGTTATTGCGTCCACGCCGTCTTCTCCATTTTCACCACTTGCAATGTAGTATAGTGATTGAGCCGTTATTATAGCCCGGTTTGTGTCGATTGCCGTTACTTTAGCGTAAAGACTGATGGTAATACGTTGTTTGTCCGATACCGTGCCATTAATAACCATCGTGTCACCTACGGAAAAATCAGATACATTTATGATTCCGTCCCAATTGACTGACCGCCCACTAAGTCCGTAGATCTGCGTCCACTCCTTGTAGGTATAGTTATATACGTTTCGGGATTGGGCGACAATTACGCCCTTTCCCTTGCGTATAAACTTAACTATTCTTGTTATTGACACACCCATAGGCTTAACTTTCTGATGTTATCGTTACGCTGATGTCTCCACCACTTTGCAAACACATATCACGTGTTACGGCATAGCTTGCAACCGCCGTTTTTCGCTCGCTGTCACTATTCAGGTAAACACCTGCTGCATCTTTCACAACAAAGAAAAACTTAGCGTCTTTGACTGCTTGGGTGTTCGTTCCACGCTTGACGATCCACGGCGTATAGGTTACTTTGCCGTTGCCGCTTTCATCTTCGCTTATCGCCTCGTCTTCCGGTGTCGGGCGTGCGTCGATGTCGTAGGGGTCGGATGCGTCCATAACGCCCTGTATGTCCTTACCGATTTCAACGCCACTACGATTAACTGTTACCCTGTACTCTCCGTATGTGTCTATGCTGCTGCCTGACACTGTAAGCGTCTGGGCGGTCTGTCCGTTGATTACCTCCCAACCACTGGCTCCCATCTTCTCCCACACGTAGGTTAAATCTTTGGTGATTTCCTCGTAGTTCTGGTATGCCATCGCCTTTAAAACGCAACTGCCGCCCTTGTCGGTAATAACAAAGCCCTTGTTATCTCCTGCGACGATGGTAACACGATAACTTGTACCTGTTGCTTTCTGCACTGGGATTGTATAGGTAGCTTGGATATTATCGCTTTGTGTGCCATAACTGATAGCTGCCACCATCTTGATAGTTACCGGGGCAAAACCTGCGATTTCTACCAAATTCTTAACAATCTGCAAACCATAGTAGATGTTGTCGCCGCTTGGCGCAAACTTCTTAAAGTAGCCTGCAAAAATGCCGCTTGACGTATCGCCGTTAAACTCGATTTTCGTACCATTGAAAAAGTACTGCATACTATCAGGCGTTGCCACTCCCTCGGCTACTCGGCTACTCATACAGACAAAGTTAAGTTTCGGCTTTGTCTGTTCAAAGTTTGGGAACACCTTAGTAACGTCGGATTCCGTGCCCTCCCATTCTTGGTAGATGTCACCATCTGGGCACATGATTAATGCCGTATAAGTTCCTGCCTTGGCAATAAACTTAATCGTTCGGGTTGTACTCGCTTTGCTCATAGTTCCTTACTTTTTGGTTTCACTTTCTGTTTGCTCACTCTCTGACGCTTCCGGCTGTTGGTCGCCCTCCGCATTTTCCTCGTTGGCCTGGCCCTCGTTGCTGTTGCCGCCATTGTCGGTGCTCTCTGTGTTCTCACCCTTACCATCTGCTCCCTGCTCGGTGTTGGTGTTGTCACCTACGATAGCATCATTAACGTTAGCCTTAATAGGCTGCTGAAAGCGTGCATCGATTGCCATTGGCAAAGGTCGGCAAATAGTGCCGTCCTGCTCGCTTCTCGCCTCATGCGGCATAAGTGCAATACCTCCAATCTTAACCAATATGTCGTTAAGTTGGGTTAGTGGGCCAAACTTCAACATATCGTTTTGCCAAAACAGATAGTTGCCATCACTTACCATGTTACGATCATTCTCCAGTTGCAAGTATCGTGCAACCAATGGATTTGCTTTAATGTATCTTGCCATAATCTTATATTGATTAAATTGTTATTTGATTAATATTACGTTATCGTCTGCATCAACGAATACTGCGCCGTCGCTGTCTTCCCATGCACACGTAGGGCCAACGTCCTTAACGTCCAAACCATAAACACCGCCTAACGTCTGACTAACCTTTCCTGTTGAAAGCGTCGGTTTCATTCCATGTGCTATGAGCGAATAGTTAAGCGTTCCTGACTGGGCATTTGTAGCGACGTACCAAAGCGGCAATAACTCACGTTCCGGATTGTCGATCGTGCCGTTAGTGTTCCAAATCTTCGCCGTTGGCGCAATTTCTAACAAACCACTTGGTAGGTTGGTAGGTAGTTCGCCGATGTCGTACTCAAATTTTGGGATTCTACGGATAAATGCCACTAACTTAGTTGGGGCGTTGTCCGATAGTGTCACGCTGCTCGGGTTTCCGTCCGGGCTATACTTTGCCCTGCATCGCAAATAAAGTTCTGTACCCATGAGGCTACGATTAACGGTACAACTGTTTCCGTCTGCTGCTACCGCTACGTCATAGTCTAACGTGGTGTCGCTGCCTACGGCGGTAAATGTTCCATCGTCTCGCATTACCTCCCACACAAACAAACGCTTATTCTCTGGGCACTCATTAACACCCAATCTCAATGATGCGTGTACCGTCTGCGTGTCGGGGTCGCTCAATGGGTTGTAGATAGTTTGGGCGGCTGCGTCCAATACCAGAAGTGGCGTGTATGCTGTGGCGTTCTTGCATTGTACTTGGTACGGCTTGATGATGTGGTGTACCTGATTAGTACGTGGGTCTTTGTAGTCCGCTTCAAATCGTAGATTCATAGGTATCTGCGGCTTGGCGTTCTTCTTGATCCTGATACGTCCGGCATTTGCACCCTTGCTGACTACCTCAAAGTCGGCGTTAGTGCTGTCTATTAACGTGTCGGCTGCTCCTCTGTTCACCTCATACCAGACTACGTTAGTGAGGTCTTGATTAATCAAGCCCGGCGTTAAAACCTCGTCTTTGTCAAGTCTGCCGATATTCGGCTGCACTATTAAGTTAGATGCGTCTATGGTGTAATCGGGCGTATATGTGTCGGTGTCTGCGTCGTAGTTCTGACTATCCGATACGCCGCCCTCAACCACCATGCTAACATTAATTTGCAGTGGCTTAAAGTTGAAATCAAATCTTTTTGTCTTCATAACTGCGCTATGTTTAAATTAATACTCGTAACTGACTGCCGCCGTTGCTGCTTCATTGCCCATGCCGTCACGTAAAGTAACGGTAGCCGTAAAGCGTATAACTTTAGGCATATAGCCGTTAAAATCCATGTCCTCGGCTGTGAGGTGCAAAGACTTTCCGGTATTGGCGTGGCGCAAACTCCAAACGTTGTCGCCTGCCGTTCTCTCGTTTCCCTCTGCGTCCTCGCTGTATCTCGTCCACATTACGTCTGCGTCCAAAATATCGTCTGTGATATTCATATTATACAGGGTCGCCACGATGGTTAGCGTGAGGTCTATTTTGTCCGGGTCTAAGATACTTTCAGGCTCTTGGAAATCTACGGCAAAGTCTGGGTTTCCCTCGATCATCGCCCAATCGGTATTGTTCCATGCCGGGGCGGTCGTTGTGAGGTTCTTGCAACATCTGTACTTGCAGCCATTAAACCATACGTCTGATGTCTCATACTCCCCGGTGTCCGGGTTGATAGCATCGCAATAGTACTTACCGCTTTGCGTCCACGCCCCACGATCCACATACGTAACCAACGGCTTACCAGTCCACTTGTTAAGTCTGATAACGTCCATTGTGACGATACCCGGTATATACATATAGTCTAAACCATCACGTATTGGCAAAGGGTTGCCGTTATCGTCCAATAACTCGTACACAAATTCTGGCAAACTGCCGAAAGCCGCACCATAGTTGGCGTTATCCAAAATCGGCTTAGTCACTCCCTTTAGCTTAACGATGCGCCCCTCTGTGCTCGATAGGTACAAACAATCTTGGCGTTTCGTGTCCGTTTGATTTCCCCATCTTGCAATCTTCATCATTTCGCATGGTGGGTAATTCTTGCCGCTTGGTACTTCGGTGTCCGGGTACTGCGTCACCTCTATGTAGTTGTTAGCGGTATTAACGCTATTAACTCTAAACCATGCCGTGTAATACTTTCCGCTACCTTGCGCCAAAGTATTGATGATACCTTTAAGCACATTGTTTTCGGCTTGGGCGGTAAAATATCCGTCCCATTTGCTTTTCAGGTGCAAACCAAAACAACCATTGCCCAAATCGTCCACGCTTTCGATTGTGTCCGCTTCTGTTAGAAGTTGGTCGCCCTCGATTGCTGACAATCGGTTTACTATCAATTCCAGACACTCAAAGTAGCTGCGCACTTTTAGGCTTTCCACCTCGGCGTTACCTTGTGCGTCAATACCTGCGCCCTTACCTGCATACAGGGATTTGACAAACTCGCCAAAGTGTGCGCCGTCCTTGAAGACCGCCAAACCAATAGCCGTTAAGCCTTGTTGAAACGTAATATGCCCCTGCGCTATGTCGGCGGCTATCTTTGACAAAAAGCGATCATTAACCGGGCTGTCCTCTGTAAGGTCGTAGGCTCTATCAGCATATGCGGCACGGCTCGCATATCCGGCACGGTTTGCGTACTCGGCTTGCTCTGCGTGTGTCGCTATATCGGCTTTGGCTGCGTGCTTGGCTTCCTCGGCCATTTTGCCGATACTTCCATAGCTACCGCCTCCGGGGGATGCCCCACCGCTGCCGCTGTTCCTGGATTTTGCTATCTGCTTAACGTCGATCATGTGCCAATCTCCTTTAATGTGAGGTCGGCACGTCCCTCAATAAGGTTTCTGCCGATGCCCTGCACGAAAAATTCTTTGCCCAAAGCCTCGTGGCGATAATGGTTAAACAGACTAACAACATTATCAATGTCTCTTAGTTTCTGTTCCATTACGATACGTGGCTTATGGTATTCAGTATAATAACTATCTACGTAGATTTGTTCGGGCTTCGCCTTAACGTTACCGTTTCGGTCGTACACCTCTAACACCCCGTCCCCGGTTGATATATTCAATGGCGTGGATAACTTCACCGTATTGCTAACTCCCAACTTAGCGCACTCTGTGGCGGTCAATGCCGAATTTATCTTAAACTCCAAATCGTCCTTTTTGTTCACAAAGGTTTCTTTGGTGTCGCTCATATAGATAATATCGTTATCATCATTGCCATTGCTGATTAGTCCATTATCGCTATAAACTTTAACCTCAAACGACTTAATCAGGATGCTACTAACATGGGCTAAAAGCGGTACTGATGAGCTGCTCCACTTCGTGTGTCTGAAAAAGGTAGGGTGGCGGCGTGTGATAACGTCCCATGTAGCATTAACAGGGCCTAATATCATAAACCTAACCTGCCCACTTATCTTGTCGCCCTTGGTAATCGGTATTGCTATACCCTCCGCATCAATACCCATCTTGTAGTCGATGTTGTTTTGGATGCTGAACTCTGTGCCTACCAGTTTGTCGCCTATCTTAGGGTCAAAGCCAATAGTAAAGCATTGCTGATAATATTCATCATCGCTTTGGCACTCGCTCCGTTCCTTGTATTTCTGCCAAACAAAATCGGTTGTCTGCCCATCGGTTCCGGTCTCCACTACGCATTTGTCGCCGATAACCAACATACAGGCTAATACGGCTACCTTACTGATTGTGTCGGTACTGTCGCCTACTGCGCTGTACTTAAATTCGTATTCCTCCGGACCCTCCCCGGTATAGGGATAAAATCCGCTATCTGCGCCCTCATGCCATGATACTTCTTTGTCCGGTGTCTCTGCTTGCCAATACTGCCGGGTGTAATACCTGCCATCACCATTGTTACGGCTCGGTACGGTCTGATGCCATACGTAAATCTCGTTTTCCTTTAAACCCATAGGTAAACCGCCATGCCACTCCTTGTTATGTAGGTTGGTGTACGTGTTGGTCTGCCTCATTATCGGGTTTAAAATAACCTTACCCGACAATACTATATAGTTGGTTGTTTCCTCGTCTGGCGGCGAAAAAACGCCCCCTGCCTTATTTCCATTATATACGGCATACGGTATATTTTTCTGTATGTCCGCTACGCTCGGGTAGGTCTTGCTTTCGTTATTATCCACTCCATTGCCATTAACCGACACGACTAAATAGTTAGTCATGTTCACCTTAGATGTCGGGCTATTATCATCGTTGGCGGTATTGATTTTAACGCTACCCAAAGCCATGATAGCCGCCCCCGGTGCTTGCCCTAACCAATCGGGCAAAGCGTGTTGGTTTGTTCCCTCGCTGCCGAAATAGTCCACGATGTCTATATCTGTGTTGCCTTTCATCGGAAACGTCCATTGCTTGTTACGCATCACCTGCACGTACCAATCAGTAATAGCACCGCCGCCATACGTGGTTTTTTGGTCATGGGTCATAGCATAAAAAGCATTATAGGCGGTCTTTCCCTCTCCGTCGCTTGAATACTCGGTGAGGTACTTTTGCTTATTGATGTATGGGCTAACCAACAAATCATCGTCCAATGGGCTTTCTATCACGCTTTCGATGTCTTCCACCTTGGCGGTTAATAGAAGTTGGTTATATACGTCGCCTATGCTTATCGTGGTATCGCAATCGGCCACGTTAGCCAAAGCGATTGTCACGGCTTGCTGCGCCGTTGTCTTGGTGCTGTTGGCTACGATGTCATGCCAAATAATCTTATCGGGTGTCGCCTTGACGGATTCCCACGAAAAGATATAGAAGTTAAAGCCGTCCTGCACGATATGTAAGTTAAGGTACTTCAAAAGTTCCTCCAACACTTCGTCTTGCTGCCAAACGTCGCTCTCATCATCGCCCAAAAACAACAAATCAGATATTGAAAGCTGCTTAAATACCTGATAGCGGTTGACGGTCTGTGCATCAACTGCCTTGCTGCCATCATACCAGAACTTAATATTTTGGTTGCCCAATATATCCAGTCCCTCGGTAACTCCTTTCAGTATCTCGGTGGCAATATCGTAAAAACTACGCTGTGCTGCCTCTGCCTTGACGAAAGCATAGATAACGCCCAATGCGCCCACATTCTTATACTTGCTATACTGCAAAGCACTAAGCGCATCAATGCAATTTAATTCCAGTTCGTCCCATCTGTTGTTATATGGCTGCGACAAAGTTTGTGGCTCAATGAACCCGGCAAAGATACACGTATCGTTTTTGTATATGTTTACGACTGCATCACGGCATGAGGTACTAAAAAGGTCTTTAATCAGGTTGCCGCAAAGCAATCTTATTTTAGCCGAATTTCTCAAAAGCACATCGAAAGTGTCGTTTACCTCATTTTCGATTTCTGCCGGATCCTCGCTAAAATATACATCTGCCTTTTCTGTACCTATTTCAATAGTCTGCGTGCGATCGTTCCCGGTAACGATGTGTACCGTTATCGTATCGCTCTGCTGACTTAGAAAACTGCCGTGTATATACATATTAACTAATAATTAAAAGTTTGACTTTCTGCCGCTCTTGGCGGCTACTCTCGTTGTATTGGATATTACCCCAACTAACTTTCTGCCCTCGATTTCAAAGCGAACATTACCACCGATACCGCCCTGCGGCTGTATCATGCTACGTAGCTTATCAAGTGGGGCAATAACCTCCGGGTTGTTGCTTGCTCCGGCATACTCACCAACTAAAGCCAACGTAGGCCCCGACACTACACCACCTTTTGCAAACGGCATCACTCCGATAGCTTCCACCATCGCCGTTGCTGCACTCACAAAACCGGATGCTATGCCAAAGCCGACAAATGGTATTGAGGCATGGGCGGCAAAAAACATTGCTGCGGCTAACTCCATATATGAAGCGGTCGCCAATTTGTTAGCGGCAATAACTGGAACCATCGCCGCCGCTGCTGCCGTCTGTGCTGCTGTCTCAACTCCCTGGGCGGTTGCCGTGGCGGTTGTGGCCGCTGCCTCTCCGGTCTTAGCTGCGGCATGAGCGGTTGAGGCGGTCGTTAGCATACCAATAATACCTACTATTGCGCTGATACTCTCATACAGTTGTATAAAGCCGTCCACAATAGCGGTTACTTTCTGCCATGCGTTGCCGTTGCCGTCCAAAGCGTCGGTTATGCTGTTGATGCTGTCGCCAATACCCTTGATGCCGTCCCAACCAGACTTTACGGTATCAAAAGAAGAAATAGAAGATTTGCGCCATTGTTCGTAGGTGCTAATCATTTCCTCGATGTCCTTGCGCTGTCCGTCCGTTACCGGATTGTTGGTATCGTTGAGCTGCTTTTGCAGTTCCCGGATTTTATCGGTTAGTGCATCAAAGCCAATACCCTTAACCTTGATCTTAAACTCTCGGTTAGAAAGTTCGTTAATCTCGGCTATCTCTTTTTGCATTGATGGTATTTCGATACCTCTTTGCATCGCCCTTCGCTTCGCTTCCAAAGCGTCGATCGTTCTTTGCGTGTTTTGGATTTCGTCGGCACTCTGCTTGCTCTGCTGCTCCTGATAATACCTTACTGCCTCATCTAACTTCTCGATGGTATCAAGTTGGGTAATGTCTCCCGGCTTATTTAAAGCGGCTAAACTATCGTCCCATGCTTTCTTAATACCCTCAATATCGTTAATGTGCTTTTGTATCTCTGGGCGTTGTTCCTCGGTGGCTTTCTCCAACAACTCGTTATAGTATGCCAACTTAATATTAAGCTGCTCATACGTCTTCAATGCGTTGTCGGGTGTATCTATCACCGTGGCGTTTTCGATATAGTTCTTTAGAGTTTCCAACTTACTGATTTCTGCATCAATTCCGCTTATAGCTTCCTTGGATGCCGTAGCCCTCAACTTCTGTTGGTATTCTATTTCCTTGTCAATGTCCTGTAAGGTCTCCAACTTAGCCGGACGTTGCATAGCTGCGCCCAACAACTCGGTTTTGCTTATCAGTTTGTCGATACCTGCCAAATCATTCTTATTGGCGGTCTTACGTAGGGTCTGCAAATAGTCCAATTCCTTTTCAACGTCTTGCAACGTCTTAATTTCGGTTGGTCGCTCGGCGGCTTTCTGGGCTAACTCGATAGCCGCTTTCTTTTTCTCCCATGCTTGGATATTCGCCCTTATCTTTTCTTGCTCGGCGGTGCTCGCCGTGGTGAGCTTCTTTTTGTAGTACTCGATATTAGTACTTAGTTGTTCGTAGGTCTTAGGGTCTGCAACGGGCTTATTTTTCTTGCTGCCACTCTTATTACCCTTGAACGTATCAAAGCCCAACGATTTATCTAATAACTTTTTACGGTTGTGTAACTCCGTATTATACGCCTTTAGCTTGGCTATTTCCTTGCCATCAGTCGTATTTTTAAGTTTCTTTTCTGTCTTTTCGATTGCGTCCGCTACCTGCTGATAGGTCATTGCACTAACCTTAACGGTCTTGTTGTTACGCCCCATCTTAGCATCAACCGCCGCCATCTGCTTAGAACAATCGGCCATGTGCGCCTGGGCTATGCCCAATTGTCTTTGCAAACTTTGGATTTCCGGTATCAGCCCCCTTGCGCTGTCCTTTAAATCGGCATACTCCTTGGTATCTTCCGTTGTAACAACTTCGTAGCTGTCACCTCCAGTTGATCGGTTGGTTATTGTCCGCTTGGTGGTTTTCTGTGCGCCTCCGGCTTTCCAAAGTTCACGGCGTTTAGCGTAATTGTCTTCCAACTCTATTTGCTTTTCAGCCAACTTTGTTGCCAACACCTTTGCTTGTGCCTCGTAGCCAATTTGCTTAACGTATATCTGGCTTTTGCGTGTCAATGTATCGTACCACTCGGATGCTGTCTTATGGCTCCCGAACAAATCACCATATACGGCGTTAAGGTGGTTTACTGCGTCGGTGGTGTCCTTTTTAGCGGTAATGAGGTCGCCCAAAGCCTTAATCTCTTTGTCTAACTCAACCTTAGTATTTGCCGCTGCGTTCTTGTAAGCGTCTTCGGCTTCGCTAAACTCGTTGGTTTTGTTGGTAGCCTCATCGGTCTTATTAACGAAATATTCGATAACAGATGTTACCGCTACGATTGCAGCACCTACCACCGTGGTAATCATCAAACCTTTAAGGGCAATTTTGAAAGCGGTTGCCGAATATGCACCACTTTTCAAAGCTGCGCTAAAGACACGTGTAAACGCCGCCGATCGGCTTGCATTAAGCCCAAACAAAAGCATTGCCGCACCACCTGCCTTTGAACGTAACGTTAAAATGCCTTGTTGGATATTCAGGGCTTTAAGGGTCTTAACCAAACTTGTAATACTCATAGCGGTTATACCCAACTGTGAGGTAAAACTAAGTATTGGCATCGCTCCGCCGACAAACCCGGCTACCACATCAGTTATTGCGCCTAATTGGTTTTTCAGCATCTGCGTGGTTGCACTGCCTGTACTACTCATTTCGTTGTAGGCGGCGTTGATGGTTCCGGCACTATTTGCCATTGCATCCACGTTCTCGCTAAACTTCTCGGCCAACTGATTTGTAAGCGGTGTCAATGCTCGCAAACTCTCGGCACTACCAAACAACTTGGCATAAACTTCTTGCTCCAATACACCATTAGCGGCGGCATATTCCTTAACGGATGCGTCCAACTGAGTTAAGAAGTTACGCAAACCTCCGGCGGCTTTGATAGATGCGGCATTAAACTCAATACCCATCTTTTCCGCCATTTCCGTTGCCTCGCTTGACGGCTTAACCAAAGCGGTAAAGATTGCCGCCATCTGGGTTGCCACCTCGTTAGTATTTCCGCTAACACCTGTAAGCGTTGCAAAACTTGCCAAAAGCTCGTCAATACTTACACCTAATGTTGAGGCGTTGGCGGTCACTCTTGGTAGGGCCTGGGCTAACTGCTCAAATGAGGTTACACCGTTCTTGGCTGTAAGCTGTATTTTGTCCTGCACGCTTTCGGCTGCGTCCCATGCCAAACCATAGTTTTTGATAACAGTAGATGTTACCTTTACGACTTCGCCCAAATCGGCGACACCGCCCACGGATGCTTTAGCCGATTTATTAAGAAAATTAAGCCAATTGTTTTCAGGTACGCTGTTACTGACCACCTGATATAAGCCGTTTGCAAGTTCATCACGTGCGACAGGTACGTTTTTGGCTAACTCGGCTACCTGATTTTTTAACTTTGCAAAGCCCTCGGCGTTCTTTCCTGCCATTGTATTTGCAACTCTCATAGCTGCGCCAAAGGCTCTACTATCGGCGGTAATGTCCTGCAAAGTACCATTTAGCTGACCGACGGCGTTAGATACTGCGCCCAAAGCCTGTACGCCTTGGCTCCAGTTGATCAACGACGATTTGAGTTTGTCGGCTTCCACAATAGCGGCGGTCATGGCTTGTTTAAGGCCGTCCGCATTTTGCGAAATGTCTTTAAACCCCTTACCGTCTCCGTCCAATTTGAACGTTATGGATATAGTACTTTTACCTGCCATAGTCTTTAATATTTGTCACCCAATAGGGCGATAATTTGTTTTCTCTTTTCTTCCGCTTCCTTGGCCGTAATGTGTTCGGTCTTTGCTTGCTTCGACTTCCTGCGATTATCCCACGAAAGCGGTAATAGCTTCTGGGGCGTTAGTTTGTTCTTAACGTGCGGCTGAATAGTTATGCACGCCAACATACGCATACGCTCCCAATTATCTTTGTATTGGCTTTGCTCTTGGTCTAAGTACGCTTTGCATACGCTGTTAAATTCATTAGGTGTTAGCCTACAAAAATCATCGTATGAAAGACGTATGCAACCTAAAGCAAAGCCCAATACTTCATTTATTGCAAACTTTTTTTTTCGTCTGCATCGGTCTCGGCATCTTCCTCGTTGTCCTGGCCCATAGCTTTAGCCCATTCGTTCATATCTTCCGGGCTGACACTATCGGCAAAGTCCATCAAAGAAAGTTTGAATTTCTTGCCATCTGCCTTGGATGCCGAAACGATACAACACCAAAGAAACGTACAAATATCGGTGAAACTTGTAGCGTCGATTTCTGTAACCTCTCGCCCTGTTTCCTGCTTAAATCTAAGCATTGCGCCCATTGTCTGACGGCATGGAAAAACCTCATTACCGATTTTAATCTCAACCTTTTTCATATAAACTTAATTAAATGGGTTATACTGTATGGTCTTCGGATGCTGCCACGGCACTATCAGTAAACGCCGTTTCGTCGAGTGTGTCCGGCTCACCGTTGTTGTCAAGATTGATAGTATAAGTACTATCGTCCTGCGCCGGGTCGGTGCGCTCCAAAGAAGAAATGATAAAGCTACCTGCCAAATATGGCTTTTTGCTTTCACCTCTCTGCATACACTTAATCTTAACTGGCTGTCCTGACTTCCACGCTGCCAACATCTTTTGGTAACTTGCTTCGGTCTCACCATCATAGATAAGGCCCTCGGCTGAAATAGCAATAGACAAACCAGTTACGCCCTTTTCTTTCCACATTCCGTTAGTCTTCGTCTTGTTTGCCGCTGGCTTAACTGCACGGTCTTTGGTCTCGCTGTTCATTGTTGCCGTGTGGGTGGTACAGTGCCCGAAAGCATCTTCACCCAAATAAAGCAACATATTACTACCATTGCAATAACTCATATCTTACTAAATTTTAATGTTAAAAACTAACTGCTGCGCATAGGCATCACTATCGTAGCCCTCTTCGCTATCAGTCAATACACAACTGCGCATAACTAAACCGTCCTTTTCGCTCTGCTTGCCGTCCAAAGCTGCCCTTACTGCCTCGGCTAACTCCACGCCCTCGCTGTACTTCTCGGTATAACAAATAACCTCGATCGTCACGGTGTCGGCTCCGGGATAACCTGCCTTTGTCGGGTTCTGCTCGATTGAGGCACGGCGATAAAGTATGTACGGCAAAACCGCCGTGTCCGTAGCAACTGGGAAAACCTTTTTAGTATGCTTCGCTACCTCGGGGTCTTGCAAAAGCATATCACGAATAATGCTACCTGCGCTTAATGATGTTTTATTTGCAGCCATACTTATTTGCAGTCTTAGTTACACTTTCTACTATCTCGTTACGCAAATCTGCCGTTACCTTGTCCCTAACATCTGTTTGGGTCTTACGCATAAAGCCATATCGTTTCATGCGTCCGGTATTGTGTCCTCGGCGTTCCCTGACAAAAACCCTTGTTTTGGTCTTGGTCTTTCGTTGCTCCGTTCCACCATCTGCCCATATCAAAACAGGTTTCTTTAGTCCCTGGCGATTAATGTGCATACCTTTTTCGCCCTTTCCAGTTTTTCGGTTGGCTTTCTTCGTGCCGATAGTAACACGAAATCCGGCGGCTTTCTTAAATACGATAGCCCTAATACCTTTTTCCAAATCTCGGTTACTGTGTAATGAGCTGCGCAAATTGTTAATAGCTGTTCGCCTTACTTGGTTCGCCTCTCTCCTGAAAGCACCTTTTAAGGCTCGCTTTCGGTGTTTAACGTCCATTTCGGTAAACAACTTCTGCAACTGCGTATCGTCGTATTGATTTGCCATAACTTGATTACTCGTTTACTCGTTCACAAACTAAAGTGTTCATACCTCTATCAATGTTAGGGATGATGGCAACAACCGTATAAAGGTAGCCACCTAACTGCTGCACTCTCCAGTTTTCTTTTACCGGGTGTGCGTCCCTCACATTAAACTCGGCTCGATAGTCGGGGAAATGTTCGCCCACTTCCTCGCTACGGTTTCCGCTCTGCTTCTTCCTCTCTGCCCATACGGTACGTATAGGCTCGTAGGTTGTCGCTTCCTCGCCGTAGTCGTTTGTTGTCGCCGTAGGCTTCAACAACTGCAAACGATATTTCATTTCTCCTGCTCTCATTCCGCTAATTTCCGATAGGGTTTAATTAAGGCTTGTAGCGAATCAGGCACGGCGTGCATCTGCACGTTACTCACACTTTCACGCTGATTGTACCAATGTGCGCCCAACATCATTATAGCGTGTTTTATGGGGGTAGGTACATCATTTCCGTTACCCATCTGCGCCAATTCCTCATGGGTTCTATTGGTCGCCGTGATAACTGCGCTTTCTGCGGTATCTAATAGATGCTGCAAATACTCGTCATCATCGGCGAAATCATCAGCCCTTACGTGCTTCTTAAAAAGTGCCAAACTCACTACTGCCATAACGTTATAACTTTAAATTGTGATTACTTCTTACCGCCGACTTTACCCAACTTAAAGGCCTCTGGGCGGATTGTCTTAGTAGCATAGTCCGTGTTGAGCACGAAATCTACGCTATCTTTGCGTGCCTTGCTGTATGGATCGACGATAAAGCGCAAAGTACCAAACATACCCATAGGCTGATAACGCCAGTCACCCAAACCGATAAACTCCGTACCTGTGATAACCTTAACGTAGTCGCCCGACTTCATACCTGTAATGTTCTTAACATCATCGGCACTTGTCACGGTGTACTTAGCGGTGTTCTTCTGCGGGTCAAAGTCTTCTGCTGCCGCCCACGCTGTGCCGCTGTATTTCTGGTACGATACCTTAGTATCACGGATAACATTTGAGGTGTACACTGGCAAACCGCAAAGTTTTCCGTTTTGGATCATCGGCAAAAAGATACCCTTTTCGTTGATAGGTGTACCCTCCAAAATCGCCTCCATGCTCTTTGTCATTACCCAACAAAGGTTACTGCCGTCGATACCTGTTTCAAGTACTGCGGCTTTCATCTGGGCGTTGAGTTCGTTAAAGGTTGGCACGGCTGAAAGCAATACCGGATTGTCTTTGAGTGCCACAAATGGGCCTACCAAATTAGTAGCACCATTAACCTTATTTACGCCGCAAACGATTTTGTTCAAAAGAAGACGGATTGCAAGCGGCATAACCTCACGCACGATCATTTCCAAAAGTCCCTGCGACTGGTTGAGCGACTGATTAGTTACCGGGATGGCAATACCCATACGCTCCGGTGCTGCGGTCATTTTGCTGAAAGGTATTTTTGTGTCGCTAAGTTCTGCGCCCTCACCTGCTAACTCTGCCTCGACCATTTCGTACATAGGCCAAACAAAGTCACCTGCCAAACCTGTTGGCATTGGCAAACCTACCTTATCCAAAATAAAGCCCTCCTGCAAAGGTTTCAAAATGTCCTGAACGTTAAGCGGCACGATTGCGCCCTTTGCCACGTCCTGCACCATCATCATATCACGCAAAAGCATGATTTCGGTACGCTGACCGGATGCGGCGTTTTCACGGATAATCTTAATTGCGTCTTCCTGGGCGTTTGGATTTTCACGCAAATGCTCGGCGGTTGCCGCCTGCATCTTCATTTGCAACAACTGATTTTCACGCATGAGGGTTTCAAACTCGGTGTTCTCTGCCTCGTTGCGCTCACGCTGCTCTTTCTCGCATACGTCCGCAATCTCTGTGATGCGGTCGCAATTCTGCTGATACTGGTTAATCAGCTCACGAACGTTAATTGTTTTCTTTGTCTTTTTGTCCATGTCTGAAAATTAAAAATTAAATGTTATACTAAACTGCGTTTTGCAGCGTGGCGCATTTCACGCAACTGCTTTAACGCTTTTTCTTTCTGCTCGCTTGTCTGTGGTTGAGGCTCCGGGGTCTTCTGCTCTCGCTTCAACTCATCGGTAAACTCTCTTGCCTCCACGCTCGTATCTGGGTAATACGGATCAGCCGCCAACGTAAAGTCAAAGATACCTGTAATCGCTTTGACACGATAGGTAATATTGTTAATGCCATTGGCCGCTACTTTGCTTTGACGCTCTACAAAATCGCTATCATAGTAGCGTGTTGAAAACGCAAAACTGCAACCGCTTATGTCGCCACGGCGTACCAATTCCAAAGCCTTGTCGCCGTCCACGGTATTAGGTGCATCAAACTCAAAAGCCACGCCCTTTTCATCTACTGTGTACGAAAGTGTACCGCCACCCTTATTGCTTCTTGCCAAAATCAATTGGCGATTGTGAAACATCGTCATTTTGATGTCTTGGCCGTCTAAGAGTTCTTTTGTAACGGCTTCCGGGGCTATCACTTCCCGGGCCTCGCTATCTTCGTCGCTCCACAATGGGGCCGACGGTACGTTAAACAATATGGCATATCCAGTTATTGTGCGGCTCGGTGCTTCGCCCTCTGCTGCCTCTCTGACGTGTAACTCGGTAGGAGTACACAAACACCGTCTTATGATTGTATCTTTATTCATCGTCTTGGTCTCCATCTTTATTTTTATCGTCCTTTTTAGTCTTCTTTGGCTCTGGCTCCGGTGCGTTATTAACTTCGGTCTCGTTGGCAATATCTCTAAGATTTGCCGATACTAAAACCTTGTCTCCACCCTCGATAGGTGGGCGGTTCTCCACCTTGCGCCAATCGTTTACCGTATAGATACCTGCGGCGATCGTTGCCGCCTGATACTTAACTTTGCTATCCAAATCGCTTGCGTAAAGTCCTCTACGGTCAAACTCAAATTTACGTTTGCAGCATAGAGTAGGGGCGATTAACTTACGCAACATTTCATTTTCAATATTGCGCAAAAGCGGATTTAACGTATTACTCAAAAACGCCACATTCGCCATTTCTGCCGACTTGTAATTGTTGCTTGTATCGTCAAATACGAAAGATGGATGTACGCCAAAGAAACGGCAAATATCTCGTACCGTAAACTTTCGGCTCTCCAAAAACTGCATATCAGTAGAAGAAAGCGAAATTTGCTTAAAGTCCACCTGTCCCGGCAAACTAACTATGCGCTCGCCATTCTGAAAACGGCTATCTATGTTTTCGGCTGTCTTCTCCAATTCCTTGTCCTGATACTCACCAAACCCGGTAGTAGTCTTATCATTGCTTACGATACCCCTAACATTGCCACCATTGGCAAATCGTTTAAGCGTCTCCCTGTCTCCGGTTAATGCTATGTCTAACGTCTGCCTTGCGTACTCCAGTACGCTAACGCCGTGCTTGCCGTTACTTGTATGCCCCTTAATGTGGATGATCTCGCTTTCATCGTAAACTCCACATATACCGTTGATGGTATCGGTAATCATGTAGGTGTCGTTATACACATCGTGGTTTACAGTATTGCGCCCACACAAAACCAATCTGTCTATTTCTAAAGTAGCCCTATTGTACACTGGTACGATGTAAGCATTACCCTCTAACAACACATTTTCTACGGCTTCTTTCCAGAAGTCAAACGCCGATTTTGTAAAGTCCGGCTGTACTGTTAGAAGATAATGCAAACGGCTATTCGTGTCCTCCACAAAAATGCCGTCTTTCAGTCTCATATACAAAAATGGCAAATTAGCTACACTTTCGCTAAGTAACTGCACACATCGGTAAACAGTGGCTACCGACAAAGCGGTATTGCCTGTACCGAAAAAGTTAAAGAACTGGGTATAGTCTCCGGTACGTGGCCCCGGTGTCTGTGGCTCGCTAACTGCGCCCTCTGCATCGGTGCTACGGCTGAAAAATTTTACTATGTTTTGCCAAATACCCATATATAATTATACTTTTTAGCCCCAAAGATACAACACAAAAGTGAGCAAAAAAAATGCACCTTGGTGCATCGTGGTACACCTTGGTGCATCGTGGTAAAATTATTATTTTATTAAATATTTTTATGTTCTAAAAACTTGCAAATTACCTCTCAAATGTGTATAGCAAACCTAAAGTCATTAGCATTGTAATCGCCCCATCTATCTTGCGGTATTGTGACACTTTGAGTGGCTTTTTGTTCTCCAGATTGTCGGTATCTATCACGCAATTTTCCAAACAGAAAGCGTTAATAGGGTTGTCGTTAAACTCTATCTTTACCGGGTCACTCCATGCAAGCATCTCAAAACTTTCGACTGGTAGGTTAAAGTTTCCGTAGGTCTGACTAAATGGGGTTAGCACGTTCCTCGCTCCAACTGACTTTAAGATACTCGTTAGCTCCTGCGCCTTGTAAGCATCGTAGCCAATACGGATAATATTAACCAACTTACTGCGTCGTAATATATCCTCGGTAATCATCGCCGTGTCTATCTTCTGCCCTTTGCAGAAAATAAGATACCCTTTTTCGTTCCAAAGTCTATAAAGCTGCTCGTTGGGATGCCCTTTTAACGCTCCCTCCGGGAAATAGTAATCAGTATGCGTGTAAAACTTCTTATTGCCCGATAGGTACACGGTATAAGATACTGCGCTGAAATCATCATGCACCGACAAATCAAACGCCACGGCACAATCTGGACGGCCCTGCACCTGATCTATACAGAAATTGCCCAATAATTCTTTTGCCTTTTCGTGGGTAAACCACGTTTTTTCGTCGTTTATCGTGAAAATATTAAGCAATTTCGTGCGAAAAGCCAACATATTTTCGGCTGATAACTGGGCGGTCTGATACTCATTTTCGTAGTAGTCCGGTTGCACCGTGATACCCAAATGTGGCTGAACCTTTGCCCACGTCTCCGGGCTGTCCTCTGCATCGTCCACATCAGGCATGAAGATAGATGCAAACATGGTGTCGCTTTCCGCTTCGCCTCGTAGTACTGCCATCACTCCGTCAAGTTCGTGGGCAAATGGGCCATCTACCACATCGCTTGCCGTTGTGATAATGATAGTTAGCGGCTCACGCCTTGGCCCCATTGATGTTGTCAATACGTTTTTGAGGTCTGCGCCGTTCTTGCCTGCCGTGTTTCGGGCTTGGGCGTACTCGTCCATTATCACCAATGAGGCAAACAAACCATCTTTGGTTTTGGCGTTGGCCGTCAAACATTGTATGAGACTATCACGTCCACGATCTTTGAAAGTAATCTTTTCACGATTAACCCTAAAGTGCTTTTCCTTTGGGTCAATATCAAACATGATGTTTCGTATCTCATCAAAACAGATTTTCGCCTGATCGTAGCTATTTGCGCCTACGTATGCCTGGGCGTTGTTATCACCGAAAAGCATATCATGAACCGCCAAAGCTGCGCACGATGTCGTTTTACTGAACTTTCGGGGCACGAATAGGTAGGCGGTACGTATCAGTCTGCGCCCATCGTCTCGGGCAAAGCCATAGATATTGGCAAACTGGTAGGCCTGCACCGGGGTTAGCTTATAGCGTGTGCGCCCTCGGATGCCACTAAACCGCAAAGCCTCGTAAAACCTGAAAAAACGCTTTACTCGCTTTGGCTTCCAATCGTACTTATCAAGCAACTGCAAAAAGCGTCTTACTCCCAATATCTCATACAGGTTGTGTGCGTCCGGGTGGTCTATCACTCCAAACACATAATCGCCGATACGCTTATCTGTTTCAATAAGCGCACGGCGGTAACGGTCGGCGTATGTACTGCGCCCCTGCCGCAACTGCTCCGATACCTCGGCTTTCAGTTGTCGAAATCTTTCTTTTTCTTCCTCTGTCATTCGTCGCCCTCCTGCATCGCTGCCATAAAGTCGTTAAAACTATCGTTGTCGCTCTTTCGTTCCTTGCTCTCGGTGTTCATGCCCAAAGCCCTTAACGCTTTCTGTCCCTGCTGCAACAACTCGATATATAGCTTTTCTTTCGGGTCGATCGTCTTGCGCTCGTTGCCCTCTCGGCTGTACTCCACGTTTACGGCCTGGTGTCCGTCTGCCATGATCTCATCGCCCAAAATGTCGGCACGTACCAACAACTTAGCCGTAATATCCACTTGGTATGTAAGTTCGGCGGTATATTTGCCTTGCTTCTTCAACAACTTAACGATATACGCTTTTTTGCTCTTAATCTTGGCGGCTATCTTCTTGTTGTCTTCCTCGGTGGATGGCTCCGGCAAAGTCTGGCTAACTGGCAATGGGTCGGCGGTCTTTGGCTGCGCCTTGTCACTGTAACCTCGCTTCTTGCCCTTTGTCTTCAAATAGAAGATAATAGCCGTTGTGTCGTTTGCGTTTATCGACTGCATCAACTTGCTTTCAACAAAATCTACCTGCGTCTCGGTGATCTCGTCCACTTTCTCCTTAAACTCTGGGTCGGCGTTATACCATCGGTAATAAGTACTGCGCCCTATGCCTATCGCCTCGCACGCAGTGGCTATGATGCCGTAGCCCTGCGCCAAAGCCTCCAAAAACTTTTGTTTCTTTTCTTCCATGCTGCGTTACTTTTCAAATGAGCGGATGCCGTCGAAGTAGTCTTTGTAAAACTCAAACAGTCCCTTATCAACTGTTATACTTCCCTGCTCCGTTCTTGGGTTAGTGTTAATGTTTGCGCTTGTCTGTATGCCGAAATAAAAGCCCTCATCGTAGTTGCACCCTGCGTATATCTTGCTGTGGTTCTTGAATACTGCGGCACGTCCTGCCTCTGGGTGTTCCTGATAGAACTTTTGCACCATCTGCCACTCAATCTTATAGCTGCCCGGGAATATCTCGCCCAAATACATATCAAGTTTCTTAATGCGCCCTTGCTCGTACCATTGCCGTACCTGCAAAATATCCTCTGCCGCCATGCACCATGTAGATAACAAACAATAGTCTAAGTCGTGCTGATTAAGCACCACTTTCAGGTAACTAAGGCTATCCACGTCCCCGGCGGTGATAAAATTGTAGGTGGTATGGTCTTGCAACTTAACGTACTGCATTGCCTCCAATAACTTGACCTCGCTAAATGCCCGGCGGTACTCGTAGCGTTGCGATAACTCGGTACACTCCTTTGTACGTCTATGCGCTCGCTTTGCCTGGGCGGTTGTCTCGGCTGTGGTTTCTTCCGGCTCCACCTCATCGGGTGGGGGGGGCTTGGGTCTGACCTGCGCCAAAGCTGCCAAATCCAAAGCCTGTGCCATCTTGGTTTCCAAACTTCATAAATCTTGATTTTTAATATTAACCTACACACGTGGGCGTTTTTATATCGTGCCAAATATGCCGGGGCTTTGCATCTGGGCAAAATCCCCCACGGCCTAAAAATCGGCTCACGTGTGGAAAAGGGGGTTGGTGAGGTTTAACCGGGGGTGTACCCCATTTAAAAAATAGGCCCCGGGTCTCACCTTGCAACCTCATTTCAAAAATTTATTCACAAATCTTTTCAGGTGCTCTTTGGCTCGGTTCTTTGCTTGAACTTTGCCACACCTGCCCATGTCCGTATGTACCTTAACGTGGCAATCGTGGCATAGGGCTTTTAGGTTAAAGTAATCAAACATCAGGCGTTCTTTTTCCTGCCTCGTTAGTCCATCCTCAACCGGGATAACGTGGTGTACCTCGGTGGCTGCTGCCACTCTGCCCAATTCCTCGCACCTCTCGCATAGTGGCGTATCGTTGAGTTTGTCACGTCTCAATCGTAGCCACTTGGCCGTATGTATCAGCCTTATATAGTCTTTATCCTTTGCCATATTCTAATATTCATCTTTGATAGTTATTGTTGCATGATACTTCCTTACAAGATAGTTGAGGCCATCCAACAAAGATTGCTGTACGCCCTGCTTGCCACTTAATGCCGTGTTGGCTCTTTCATCTACGGTGTTGGCACAAATCAACTTATACACCTGTACTGGGTACTGCTGTCCCTGTCTGTGTAATCGTGCGTTGGCTTGTTGGTATAATTCCAGATTCCAACCTGTACCAAACCATACGATATAGTGCCCACCTTGCTGCATATTCAAGCCAAACGCCGTGCTCATCGGGTGGGCTAATAGTACGTCTATCTTTCCGGTGTTCCACTCTTTCAACTCCTTTTCGCCCTTGTATGACTTAACGATATAGCCTTTCAGTTTCTTGGTGATACGTGTTACATCATGCTTGAACTGATAGAAGACTAACACATGATTACCGTTTGCAGCTTCCACAATCTCGGCTAACTTATCCAACTTCTCATCGTGTATTTCGTGTACGTCCTTGGCCTCATCGTATATTGCACCGTTAGCGAACTGGCTTAACTTATTCATCAGCCCGGCGGCACTATTTGCTAAGATATTGGCATTTTCTCCGGTATGCAATTCGGTAAACTCCAAAACCTTTTCTTTCTCAAACTTGTTGTATGCCTCCATCACCTTTGGCGACAAAGTAAGTTTGGTTTCGTGGGTGATCATGTCTGGCAACTGCAAATAGTCCTTTGCTTGCATAGATAGGCAAATATCGGAAATCTTGTTTTTAATGATGTCCTCACACCCCTTTTTGATGTCGCAACGTACTACTATATCGTTATGCTTGTGGGTATCAAAGTAGGTGTCACGATACTTCGTTACGCTCTTGCCCAAACGCTCGCCCATGTCTATACAGTACATTTGTGCCCATAGGTCTATCAATCCGTTAGGTGCTGGCGTTCCTGTAAGTCCGATAACTCGACTAACCGTTGGTATGGCTGTACGCATCGCCTTAAATCGGTTTGACTTAGGAGATTTGAAACTCGTTAGCTCATCAATCACCAACACATCAAATGGCAACTGACCGCCATACTTACCAACTAACCAAACAAAGCTATCACGTCCGATAACGTAAATGTCGGCTTTAGATGCCAATGCCAAATTACGCTTTTTCTCTGTGCCCATCACCTTTGCCACTTTCAGGCTTTGCAAATGATTCCACTTTTCTGCCTCGGTGGTCCATGTTGTTTCAGCTACCTTTTTCGGTGCTACCACCAAAGTACGGCTAACCTCGCAATCATCCATTAATTGTTGTATGGCTGTAAGTGTGCTTACCGTCTTACCTAAACCCATATCCAGAAACAAACCGCATCGTGGGTGGTCCAATATCCACTGCATCGCTGTTTTCTGATACTCGTATGGTCTGTACTTCATTGTTCTGCCCTCCAAACTTTAATTAACTCGTCGATCGTCTGTTTGTTGTCGATTGTATAGACTTCGTGGCCCATGCTTACCAACTCATTTTGTCTTATGGTTTGTATCTTCGTTGGCTTCTTGCCTTTACTTTTCAACTCCACCCAAACAACCTTACCACCATGTAGGCATACCACTCTATCAGGATAGCCCACCATGTTTGCATTTGAGTATTTGAGGCAAAGGCCACCAATGGCTTTCACCTCTTGCACCAAATATTTTTCTATCGCCTTTTCCGATACCTCGGCGTGGCGTGTTATTGTTTCTAACTTCTTCATATTTTCAACTTCCGCCCTGTAAACATTTAATTTTCAACTTTTCTATATACGTGTACGTATGTGGGTAAATATATAGTTTATATAGGTATATAGTATATATAACACTACTATCCTACTTATACTATATTTTATTGTTTACATTGTTTACATATATAGTTGTATATTGATATTCAGTACTTTAGACGTAAACAAAGGTGTAAACAAAGGTGTAAACAAATAAACTATCTATTGTTTTTGTTTACTTTTCCTTTTTTGTCGTTTCTGCCTTTATAGCCCTGTAAACAACTTCGTTTACATTTTCTTTGTTTACGTCTTCATGCCTTATAGGTCGCTTTCGTCGCCGTCTTCTTCTGGTCTGCTAAATGCCCTTTGTGTTCCGTATATCGGAAATCTTGCAGACGATAATTTTAGCCAACCTAAATCGTCCAATACCTTATTAACCCTACGTGCTTCGTACTTATACCCTTTATCTGAAATGTTGATGCCCATCATTTCGCAAAGAAATTCAACGGCGCACACCTTGGTACGTATTTCTACACCTGTTTCATCCAATGGGTCGGGGTTCTTTATGTATGCCCGGCGGCGGTTTAAGTCCCACGTATTCCAGTCGGTCGGTAGCTTCATATCCAAAAACTCCTGTACTAAACCCTGTAATGGGTCGTCGCAATTGTCGTTAAATTGCTGCTGTCGTTTCTTGGCTGCTTCCTCCAGACTATCCGACAAAGCCAATTTCTCACCGTCCTTATAGCGTTGCACGGCTTCTGCCCACAACTGGTTACGATCGGCTTGCAAAGCTGCACGGAAATCGGGGTACTTTCTGTACTTAGCATCAACCTCAATTACCCAAAAGCGGCGGTTTCCGGTCTCTCCCTTTAAGAAATATGTTTCGTTGGTCGTACCGCAAAAAACGCATTGTCTCGGGTGGGATTCCATCACACTACCATACGCCGGGCGGTACATATCATTCTGACGGCTTATGTAGGCTTTCACCTGCTCAACGTCTGACCGCTTGATACTGCCCAACTCCGGTAACTCGATAACCCAACCGTTCCGGGCTTGCTCCATACCTTTTGTACCCTCCATCGTTACCAAACTATCGCTAAACCAATCGCCGCCCATCACATTGAAAAGCGTCGATTTACCGATACCCTCGGCTCCGGCGATAATCAGGCAATAATCATACTTGCACCCTGGGTTCATCACTCTTGCTACTGCTGCCGTAAAGTGCTTACGTGTCATAGCTCTGTTTAGCTCATTATCTTCTGCACCTACGTAGTCGATAATCAGGCGGTCTAATCTTGGCACGCCATCCCATTTAAGACTATTGAGGTAATCACGTATCGGGTGTACTCTGTGACGTGTAACGACTGCTACCAAAGCGTCTTTGATTTTGTCCTTTCCAGTCACTCCGTACTTCTCATCTAAGTAGATTCTTAGATTTGCATCATCGGTATTTCCCCATTGTGCCGCCTCGGCATTCCACGGCAAACCACCTGTTATGTAGTTAAAGCCGTTAAACAGATTTTGCCATATATGATTTTTCAACCTTGGGTCGTTCTCCAGAATAGCAATAATATTGCTTGCCGTTGATTTGATGCTGCCTTTCTTGTCAAAGTCTAATTCAGCCATCCACTTGTCGGCGTTTTCAGATACTGCGCTGTCCCCGGCTTCCTCTGCTTCGATGTCGGCAAAATCATCATCGGCCTGGCCCTGTCGCTCCTTTGTAAGTAAGATTCTTACCTTTTTGTCCTTGGCTACGAAATCCTGCATTTTCAGGTACGACGGCAAACGTGTATTGTCCGTTATCTTCGTACCCTCATCCTGCACACCAAATAGATGTATTCGGCAAAGGTCGAAAGCATTGCAAAGCTGCTTACTCGCCGGGTCTGTTTCGTGGTTGCTGTACGCAAACTTACCCTCATAGCAAACCAAACCTGCCGCCACACTACCATTAATGTAGGTGTATCGCCCATCGTGGGCGGTCTTCTCGTACACATCAGGTAGAAACGTGTCGATTGCATCCTCAATGGAATAGGCACGGCAAAAAGCACCGATTAAGCCGGGCTTTTCGGTCGGATCACCTACCTTTTTCAATTCGTGTACGATGATGTCACCCTCTCGGCTCGATACTGGCCAAAGTGCCACATCTTTATAGTCGTGGTACTGCTTTAGGAACTCATCAACGTTGCACGCCTTGCCGTCTTGGTATTCAAACACATATTCGCCGTCTCTGCTTGTAGATGGATAGTAAAACAATCTCGCTAACTGATAGGTGGTATCGTCGAACACCTCAATATTAAGTTTGCTCGCTATCATCCTGCAAAGCGGCTCGTATTCATCCGGGCGTACCTGACGGCTCAATGGGAACACCAAACGATAGCGTGGGCTTTCCGGCGTGTGCTTGTGTGTGCTGTAAAGCATCGCCGCAAAGTCAAAGTTTAACGTGAACTCATCCCAAAGGTCGGGTGTACCGTAGTCAATATCAAGCGTGGCAATACTTCGCCACATCACGTTAGCGGTCTTTCGTGTTCCACCTGATAGATAGCCACCGACAAAACCGCCCACGTCCTTGATACTACTTTGTTCCTCCCTGCTCATCTTTGCGTACTCGCTTACGCTTTCCGTGGTTCGCTTCGTTTCGCTGCATCGCTCTACCAACTTCGCCCATGTGGTCGCTTTGTTCTTCCACTTCTTTGCCATACGGCTATGGGCTGTTGCTATGTCGATTGGGAAATCATTGTTTAACTTTATCTGTGCCATGTGCCAATCTATCTAAAGATTCATACGATAACTTATCTAAGATACCTTTAAAGTACTTAGCATCTTCCTCGCTGTTCGCCTTGATAGTTACCGGGCGCACACCGATTTTGCCTATTGGTGGGTGTACCACTAACTCAAATGGTCGTGGCTCATCGTCCAACTGCTCGAAAAGGTATTTTAGGTTGCTCGCCCTAATAACCTTAAACCTTATGTATTTGAAATCTTCTGCCATATTGTTTTACTTTTTAAGATGATCGGGTAAAAATGAAAGTATATGCTTTATAACCTCTACCGTCCAACCATTGCCCAACATACGGTATTGTTGTGTTTCTGATACTTCCCATTTATACCACTCCGGTATAGTTTGCAGTCGGGCGCACTCTGTCGGTGTTAATCGTCTGACTTGCAGCCCCCCCCACTAAGGCGTTAATCGTCTGCCCTCCGTGTCCGTTCATCAAAGCCGGGCTTTTGCCATCAGTTGCATAAACTCGGTTTTGTTGGTATGGCTGTGTGCCTCCACTTTCACGGCTCGGGTTTATCTGCCTGATTCCGTCTTTTGGCTTGCTCACTAATAAATTATTTTGTTGCCACGAATTAGCGGATAACGTAGGCGACTTTTCGGTATTAATAGCACCTTTGTTTTTGCCTCGTGGTCGTTGCATTATCAAATTATCTTTTGCCACTGTCGTTAAACAGTTGGTCTTACCGGGGGTTGGGCTTTCCTCAAAATGTTGTGGCTCGCCTCGGTATGATCTGCCCCTTTGGGCTACACAAATTAAGTCTTTCACACTACGCCCCCCCACTGTTAATGTACACATTTTGTCTGTTTCCTTGTGGAAAATAGCCTTAAAGCCGTTGCCGTGTTCCTCCTGACGTTTGTTATATGCTAATAACTTTTCTACATATTCAGGACTAAGGAAATATTTTTCATCGACTTCATCCTGCAAGATGTCTTTTATAAATATGCGTCGGTCTGTCGGCTGTGGTATTGCGCTTTGAGGTAAACCGAATAAATCACACTGCGCCAATTTGATGTTAGTCCAATAGATACGTTTTCTAACTTGTGCCGATACCAAAGCACTATTTATATGAACGCCTACGATACCCAAAGCCTCATTAATAACCGCCTCCCATCGCTTGCCCATTTCAACATTTTCAAGCATAAATAATATGTTTGGGTTTGCCTCTCGTAGCTCGTTAAGTATTCTGACGTACTCCCAAAATAAGTAACTTTGCCCCTCAAACTCAAAGCCCTGTTGTTTTAATTCCAGATACCTTGTTAAGGTCTCGATTTGTTCTTTGCTTTTGGTACTCATTCCTGCACGTTTTCCGGCAAAACTAAAACACTGGCATGGGCTGCCACCTATCAGCAAATCAATTTTGCCCAAACTCTTAGCGTCCACTTGTCTAACATCGCCTAACTGCACGGTGTCGGGAAAATTCGCCATCGTGTTTTGGATTGCAAACTTATCTATTTCGCTTGCGTAGTATTTATCAATCGTTACGCCCAATTCCTTTAACGCAATTTGTCCGCAACTCATGCCGTCGAATAAAGAAAGAATAACCATATTATATGTGAATAAATGGCACGGCTTTCGCCGTGCTTAAAGATTAAAAACTAAAATATTAAGGGCTAAAAAATAAATGCTGACACTGCCCTAACTCTGAACGTGCCGCTGGCCTTAGAGCCCCAACTGCCCGCATTACCGGCGTCGAGGCGCAGACGCCATGCGTTGGCAGCACTGAGCTCGGTAGAAGTCCAATACCAACGGTCTTGCAGTTTATCGCCCTTGGCAAACTCCAAAGCTGCATTGATAGCCTTTTTGTTGATAAAGATACGGTACAACTCGCCTAAAGATGGTATGTACCAATCATCAGCTAACTTTATCTGTGGATTCAGGATATTACGCAAATGGTCGGTGTTTCTTGCTCCGTCCATGTCTGCTACTGCATCATCGTAGTTGTCTGTATAGTAGGCTTGGTCGTTCTCCTCGTTACCATTTGCCTTTGTTGTTAGTGTGATACCATCGCCATTAGCCTCATCGTGCAAAGCGATCTTAATACCAAAGCCACCCATCTTCAAACCGATAGCCACTACCTCGCTATCCATGTTGTCCTCTTTGGTGTACTCCAGTTCAAACAAAGTTGCTTTGCCGTCGGCGTGTACCAAATAGATGCCATCCTCCATGCCGGATTTTGGTAACTGCGCTTGTACTGGCTTTTCGTCCTTACCCATCACAAAGGTATTGGCTTTCTCCGCATCTTCCACGTTGCCACACCACTGCAATAACTCGTATCTGAATTGCTGCACGTCTGATAGTGCCTTACTTTTCTGTATCTCCATTTTTGTATATGCTTTATATTGTTTAACTAATCTTCTTTATACCATGCCCACGCTGCAAATTTCGCCTCTGCCACTATTTCATCGGTAATAAGCGGCTCGATCTGGCTTACATACGCCCACATGATAGGTAACTGTGGTTCCTGGGTTTCGGCTTTGCCCCAATCACATTCAGCCGGAACGACGTTACTATGGTGAAATGTCACCAATCGGCAAAGCGGATATTTTCGCTTACCAACTTTGAAAAGTAGATATATTGGCACATTCTTTTTAGGGGCCTCGGTCGCCTTGTGCCATTCTACTTTGATGTCTATTGTTTTGCTTTTTGCCATATTGCTTTATTGTTTAATCTTTTAGATAGTATGGTGTGGTGTACCCTGCACCTTTGAGCGGCAAATCTTTGCACCACGGTATAGGCTCGCTAAACAAAGCCTCAACCATCGGTAACGTCTGGTCTTTCGTAGCCTCTACGATGATCTCATCGTGTATATGGAAAACTACGTTTAACCCTCGCTGCTCGGCTCTAAGTATCACACAACCTAATATGTCACGTGCCGTAGCCTGTACGATGTTCTCGGTTAGCTTACCGCCGTAGGTTCTCAATTTTCCCCACTTCTTCGTTTTTTGGTTCAAACCCTCATACTCGATAATTTCGTGGTCGCCTCGCCAACCGTCGTTTGTCTCGATTCCAACCTCCGTGCGTGGGTAACAAATAGTCCTGCCGCTTGGTAGGGTAATTAGTAACATACCCCAACGATAACCGATTACGATACCTTGTTGTATTGTTATGCTTCGCCCTGTCTTAATGGCTGTGATAGCTGCCTTTTCAACGGTACGCCATAACTTAACGATATGTGGGTTACTGTCACGCCACTTGTTTACGATGTCTTTTTCCTCGGATTCTGTTAACCCCAACTTCTTACCGCCCATCGCTTCTAATGCCGATACACCGCCACCGTAGCCCAAACCCAAAACGGCTACTTTGCCTTTCGGTCTTAAATCTCCGTTGGGGCCGTGCTTTTGCACTGGCACACCAAACATCTTGCTTGCAGTCTCACAATAGATGTCGTGCCCTTGCCTGAAAGCGTCCAATACCCATGTTTCTCCGGCTATCCATGCTATCACACGTGCCTCGATCGCTGAAAAGTCGCATACGTGGAACGTGCAACCGGGCTTGGCTATGAAAGCGGTACGTATCAACTCGCTAAGTACTTGTGTAACGTTTCCGTAGTTCATTTCAAACTCTTCCAAATTGCCCTGCTTAACCAAATAGCGTGCATCATCCAGACTTTCCAAATGGTTTTGTGGTAGGTTTTGCAACTGCACCAAACGCCCTGCCCATCTGCCTGTACGTGCTGCACCGCAAAACTGCAACAAACCATGTACTCGACTATCCTTGCAGACACATTTTTGCATAGTTGTGTACTTTTTATTAGAAGTCTTACCCATTTCCCTACGCAAAGCCAAAACTTTCTGCACCTTGGGCCAATACTTAAACTGTACCTCGTAGTCGTCCAAATTCTTTTTGTTGAGGCTATCAATAGTAAACCCGGTGTTCTCGGATATGTATTGCTTAATCTGTCCGGGGCTGTTCGGGTTACTCATGCCTGTAAGTTTTCGGGCTTCTGCAAATAGCTCATCTTTGTATAGCTCATCAAATCGGGCGGCATTGTTTACCAATACTTGGTCTATCATTACGCCACGGTCGTTAATGTGCTGATCGGCTGTGTACAAATCTTCGTCAAACTCTGGTGCTTCCAATCTCCTGACCTTTTTTAAGATGGCTTGCTCTACGTCCACGTCTCGGATATTGTAGGCTTTGAACGTTGCCCATTTGTCGGGCGCATCGCTCGGCTTGTGCCGGATCATCTTTGTTATGCCCTGTTTGGTTTGCTTGTTAGGAACACTAAAGTATCTTATCAGGGCTTTACCCTCTGTCATCTTTCTGTCTTCCAGTTTAAGCACCTCGCCACATTGAGCCAACGAAAGCGGCAAACCCATTCTGGCGGCTCTTACCATCGTACACCGCCATTGTCTCGGGTCTAATCGCCCTTTGATGCCTAAATACACGCCGATACAAATACGCTCAAAAGCTGCATTGAAAGCGGTCTTTATTACCTCGGGGTCGGTTAATGCTGCTTTGATGTCCGGCGGCAAAGTTTCGCCGCTTGCAAAGTCCACACATTTCGCCGGACCACCGTCCACGCTATACCCAAAAAGCAATATGGTAAAGTCTTCGGCTTCCACGTACTTGTAAACGCCACACTCGGTTAGGTCGTTGCTACTATATGTTTCGATGTCTATGCCTAATTCTTTCATACGCTTTGTTGTTTGATTACCCCGGCGGCTTCCTCTTTCCACCGCCGGGGCTACTACATTAACATTTTATCGTAGAGAAAAAAGCACTTTACAAATCGTCGTCGTCCTCGTCGTCGATGCCGTCCAAATCGCCAAAGTCGCTTTCGGCCGATACTCTGCCGCCAAAATGGTCGTCGTCCTTGAACTTCATAATGTTGTTGAGGCCGCACGCTACGCCCTTGTTGCCGCTCACGTCGTAGCCGTAGAAAGTTACCGACACAATCGCCCAAACGCCGCTGTAAACTTCTTCTTCGTCCACGATAGGCACTTTCTTTCGATCAACTACGCCTGGGCGTGTGTTGCTCTTGGCGTTCACATAGTAGTGGTCTTCATAAACCTCATCGTCCTTTTCGTCACCGTCACGAAAAGCCATATCAAGTTTTTTAGGCTCTTTGCCTCCCCACTTTGCTACGATAGCGGCTTTCTTAGCTGCCTCAATCGCCTTTTTGATTGCTTCGATAGTCTTCTTTTCAGACTTCGGAATTAAAACGTTAGTCATATACTTGCCTTCTCCGCCATCCTTTGGGATGTACTTCTCAAATACGTGGGTGTAACTAAGGCGGCATGGGCCAAAAATTACCTTAGTGTCATTAACTACTTTAGGGTCTATCATAATTGTATGAATTTAAAATGTTAAACTTAAATGTCTTTAAAATCGTCTGCTGCCTGATTAAATGCTGGGCGTTTATCTGATTCAGGCACTAACGTTGGTTTGCCTTGTGGCTTGTTGATGTACTCGGCGCAAATTGCACCAAAGCGTTTCTTACCAATGAGCTTCTCCAAATCGGTAATACTTCGTAGCTCGGTAGGTTTAATGTAGGCTTCTTTTGCAAAGCCCTCTTTGCCTAAAAGTTCCATCACGGCGGTTGGGTTTGTTATCTTTCTGATACTGCGCCCCTCAACGATTTTGAAACCTTGGTACTGCACACCACTTAATGCCTGTTCCAAACTGTACTCCTCAACTCCAGTTAGCCACGTTTTGAACGTTGAAAGCAAAGGTAGTATAGTGCTTTCCATTACTTCCTTGCTAATCTTACGTGGGTCGGGGTTGGCTTGCTGTGCTTCGATGCACATAGACGATAGGGCTTTGCAGTTGGCCTTAACCTTGCAGAACTGACACCAATTGCCCGGCTTTTGCTTACCTCCGGCATAGGCTTCGTTGGCTTTTGGTTGCAGCTCATCGACTGCCCAATTAATGAGGTCGGCGGCATCTAACTCGAACTCTGAAAGATTATCAATACGTGGTTGTACGATAGTCATGCGTACCTTACGTATGTCGTACTCAAAGTTAAATAAATCCCATGCGCCCAAAGCGTAAATCATCATTTGTGGATTTTCCACGGCTGACACCTTTACGCCCTTGCCATACTTAAAGTCGATAACCTCCATCACGCCATCGGCAATAATGATAGCGTCCGACGTACCGAAAGCATCAGGCGCATAGTGACTAAAATCTAACTTGACCTCAACCAACAATTGTGCGTCCTTGGTCTTAGCTCGGGCGGCGTTGAACTTTTCCAGTACGATAGTCTTGTACGTATCGGTGTACTCGTCCATTTCGCCACTGTGGTACTGCTCGTCTAACTGCACTATCTCGGCTTTTTCCTCATCCACCGACAAACCCAAAAACTCTTTCAGTTTCTTGGCGCAATAGGCGTGGGCTAACGTTCCCTCCTCTGCAAAGGTGCTGCCCTTATCCTCCACGTCTCTTTCCAGAAGTGGGGCGGCGGTACAATTCATCCAACGATGTGCCGCACTTGGTGATAATAAAGCGTGTTTACCTGCCATAATTGTATATGATTAAATGTTGTTACTAAAATGGGCAATTTGAACCGATCGTGCCATCTTCCATTATCTGCAAACCGTTGCATTGCTCAATGAAATTTGCAATCTTATCAGGTGGCAAAGCACTCGGTTTTTCAGCACCCAACAAAGCGGCTATGTTCTTGAACTGTGCCGTTAATGGCTTATGGTACTTCTTGTATAGATCGCCGTTGGTGTTCTCCTTGTAGTCTTCACCCTCGATACGTTGGCGTGTCTTGTGCATAGCTGCCCTAACGTCTTCGGCGGTTAATGGCTTCTGCTCTGCCTCTGCTTTGGCCTGGCCCTCATTCTGTGGGGCGGCTTCCTCGGCTTTGGCTTCTTCCTGCTCGGCTACCTGCTCACCGTTGGCATCGGCTTCGTTGGCTGCTGCCTCCTGCTGTTCGTCTCCGGCTGGCTCCTTGGTAGGCTCCGGCTTGTCGGCGGCTGCGTCCTCTTTCTTCTTTCTGCCTCGCTTGTTAGTAGGCTGTTGAGGCTGTGCCTGGGTGGTGTCCTCTGGCTTGTTATCTACTTGTCCGTTTCCGTCGAGTGCTTCCTCGGCGGTCGGCGCAACTGTTGGTCGGTGGCACAAAATGGCATTTACCAAAGCCACGATTTCGGGTGTTACACCCAAATTGACCTGTACGTTAATACTAAAATCTGTTTTCATCTTTGTATATGATTAAAAGATGTTATTTATCTTCGTTGATGTACTCCAATAGTTCATCTATCTTTCTGTGCTTTGCAAACCATACGTACAAACGTATGTCGAAATATGCGAGTGCTACGGCTGTAAACTTGGAATAGATCACTAACTCCCAATAGTTGGGGTTATCATTGTGTGGCATCCCAATCAGATTAAAAAAAGCGATAAAGGCAATAGCCATCATTAGCCAATAACGCCAATTCTTCATTACTTTTTTCATACGGCTTAATTTTTAAAGGTACATTGATTTCCAACACTTGATTATTTCCGCCCCCGTAGTGATTAAGCCTTTTCCGGCTTTTCTAACTCTGAACTTAATAAGCCCATCGTTAGCGTACCGGGCGACGGTGTGCCGATCTACATGCAACGCTTTGGCTGCTTGCCCTTGGTTATACAAACCGTCTGGCTCTACTTCGGGTTTGGTGATAATCATATAGCGTTACGTGTGATGGTTAGTGTATTGGCTGTATAGTCCGTTTTAACACTAAACTTGCAGCCCATCAAATTTTGAAACTGATACGTTAAAGCCTTGCCGTTGTCGCACGCTTTCGCATCAGGTAGGTAAAACGTTTTCGTCTTTCCTACGTCAATTGACCGCAAATCGTCACGTGTCAATTTGATTGCTTTTCCTGTTTCGTCTGCCATAAAAGTATAAATTTTATTAAAATTACTTACTTAGTTACTTATACCTTTGGAGAAAAAGAAAAACTGCCGTATATTTGCAGTTGGGTTTTGGTGATGTTGGGCAAATAGTCCGACAGCCTTTCTTATGCTCTTGAGGTTAGTTACTTACTTATCTCGGGTGCAAAGATACGTCATTTTATTAACGTAAATTAATAATAGGCTTATGTTTGAAACTATAAATGAACGTATAAAGCACGTCTTAGATACCTTATATAAGGGCAATGTTACCGCAATGTCTAAGGCTACTTATATCAAGCGAACTACATTAAGTAGCATTGTTGGTGCTGATGGTAATACGCCGGGGTTTGACGTAATTATGAAAATTGCCGAAATTTCGTCACACCGTATTAGTATGGAATGGCTAATACGTGGTACTGGTGATATGTGTCTTGGCGAAAAAGAAAACGCCCCATTGGTGGATAATAGCGGCTCAAATAATCGCATACACGATGTTAGCAATATTAATAATGGTGATACAATAAATCGCTTGCTATCCATCGTAGAACAAAAAGACAAACAGATTAATACATTATAAATATATTACAAAATAACAAAGTTGGATGATGCAAGAAAACAAAAAACAAACTGGCTGCTGCCTCGGTACGTTCTGCTTGGTAGTGCTCATCATCATAGTTTTGGCACTCCTTTACGGCGTATTAATGGGCGTTCTAAATGTGTTTTGA